AAGGCCGAAAACCCAAGCGTGTTTCTGTCCAAGGCTGACCTTGGCGGGAAAACATGCAAACCGGGCGATACGCTGACGCTTAAGGTCGTGGACGTGGATCAGGAAACAGGCGATGTGCAGGCTGAGCTTTCCGCTGATAGCGGATACGGCGACCGCCCTGTTCCTTTTCACGAACGCGAGCTAGACGCAGCGATGGGACCGGAAAAGGAGGCGATGTAACATGGCTGGACAAGTTGAAGGTTGCGACCTGAATTTACTCAAACGTGATGCCGCGTGCATCAGTTTACAATGTCTAGGCGAACCAGATTGGGATGCGATTGATATAGTCGCTCGAATCGGTTCGCTTGCAGCGTTGGGCGGCACCGACTACTCGGATGATCCCACGCAACTCGACGCTGACGCAGCGGCGTGGACTTCGCTGAACCCGGATGAAATCAAGCCGCTCTTTACGTATCTGGAAATCCAGGAGGCGCTTGGTGCCGGGGCTACATTCGGTGGCGACAGCAGCATCCAGAACTTGCGCACGCTGGCCTCATGCTACCGGTGCATGGGCAAGAAACGGCGCGAGGGAATCCTGCTGTTCCTCAAGTGCCAGATTGCGAGCGAAGCAACGGTTTAACGGATTCGCTAACTGTGAGGTTAGCGGTTGTGGGTCAGTGGGGTGGGATCGTCGCGGATCCCATCCCGCTAACATTGAAACACTATGCCAGCCAATTCTTGCGAACTTTCGGACTTGATGGAGAACGCCACATGCTACGCCAGTTGTATGAGCGATCAGATGCTGGATGCGGTCATTCTTTATTTGCTGTGCCAGTGGTCCAACACGCCTTGATTTTATGCCTTCATGCCTTCCAAATGATTTAACTGAAGCTGCCAAGGGTTATCAGGGCATATCCCCGGCAATGCTGGAAGCGGTAAAGGTGTACCTCTTGGCCCAGATCGCGGGGCTTGGAAGCTCAACGCCTGACGAACTTACCGCATTGGCCAAATGCTATGCCCGCATTTCCCCAACCATGCTCAAAGGCATGGAAGTAGCATTGCTCTGTACGGCTACTGGTGGGGTTCCTCCATGTCCGGGTGGCGGCGGTGGTGGCGGCTCGGTTCTTTCTGGTTCTTTTTCGGAACTCACACTTAATAACGGTTCGGCAACTGGAAGCCTAGACCTCGGTGCGGTCAGTTCTGTTTCAAACCTGATTATCAATGGTTCTGGATGGTCATCAATCGATCTGTCAGGGCTTACTGGTGGAGACATTCAGGTGGAAGCCAATCCATCTTTGGCAAGCCTTGATTTGAGTTCATTTGCAAACGGAGGCACTGTAAAGCTTGGGGGATCTACTGGAGCTGGCACCTCCAATCCCGCCCTTGCAAATCTGGATCTGTCCTCATTTCAAAGCGCCTCTGGAAACGTGTTTATCCAGTACGACGCCTTCACTTCGCTGATTCTTGATGCGCTGACATCGGCAGGTGGTCTTTATGCGACCCAAAATCCCTCAATGGCTACCTTCAGCGCACAAGCACTGACGACCATTACCAACGAAGCCATTGGTTTGAATTTCAATCCATCCTTGGCCAGCGTTGACCTTCGTTCGTTTGTCTCGTTTGGCGATCCGAGTCAAAGTTGGAAAACTATCTATTTGGATAATTGCCCCAATCTAGTCAGCGTTAGGTTGGACGCTTTCATTCCAGACAATGGGAAAGATTTAAACGCGAGCGGAGCAAAACTAGACGTGGCTTCAGTGGATCAAATCCTAGCCCGTCACGTAGCAAATGCCGGATACGTTTCTGGGACCATTACACTAAGTGGTGGAACCAGCGCGGCTCCAACCGGCCAAGGAATTTTGGACAAGGCGACACTCATTGGCAGGGGCGTGACCGTAAACACCAACTAACCCATGGCCTGCACACCATCAGACGCAGCCGCGAACGGAAGATGCTTTTGCTTATCAGACGAGGTTGCTGATGCGATAGCCGTGTACCTGCTCTGTTTGTGGGCTGGAGGAACTGTCCCTTAAGCCATGGCCCAATGTTTACCAGACGAACTCTTAGAGTCTGCCCGATGCTTTGCTTGCTTGGGCGAGAAATCGTTGCAAGTGGTCATAGCCTCGTTGCTCTGCCAAATCATTCAAGCCTCTAATCCTATGGCATCCTGTGACGCGGCCACATTGCTGAACGATGGAAGGTGCTTCGCGTGCTTGTCCACGCAGCAGATGATGATGATTCAGACTCAGTTGCTTTGCGAAGTGCTGAACGGTGGAGGCACCGGGGCTACGTGCTTAATCTGCGGTGATTCTCCACCAGTTGATCCTGCCCCGTGCGATTGCAGTATCTACTACACGAAGTCTCCCAATGCTGGCGTATGGATTTGGAGTGGGTCAGCGTGGGAAGCAATCATAGCCCCTGGCCCATGAAGCGACTCAAGCGAGCATGGATGATGCTGAAAGACCCGGAGTTTTACGAACGGGTTGTGATGGATTCTGAAAACAAGATCCAATCACTGCAAGCCGATCTGTTCAAGGCGCAAGTGGAGTTGACTGTGTACAAAGAAAAGCTTGAGCATGAAATAATCGAGCACCACAAGGCCAAGAACCAAACCCACAAGCTTTGGAATTTCATCGCGTTAAGAAGTCGCGTGGACGTGGAAGCACCAGAAGGTTCGGCTCGGGCAGTTCTCCAAGCAATGGAACAGAGATGAGATTTTTAGGAATAACTTTGCTCTGCCTCTTGGCGTGGACTGGATACAGCCAGCCTTTCGTGCGGAATTTCTTCGATACCAATGCTGCCCCAATCGTGGACGTGTTGGCTGGTAGCAACTCCACGGTACAAGCAACTACAGCATCTCAGGCTCGACATTTCACGGTCAACGGAAAGACAGACACCAACGTAGTCAACATCCTGATCGCGTCTGGAACCAGCGGCCAAACCAATGTGACCCAGGCCACGGTTTACTCCAATGCTGTAATCACCACGAACATCAGTGGTGGTGTTACGCTGTACTCCATCGGCGCACTTACAGATACGAATGTGGTTAATATCCTAGCGGCGTATCAGGCTCAGGCAGCAACTAATTCACTTAACCTGCCATTGAGCCGAATCACTCAATCTGGTGCAGTATCTGGTCAGGTTCCAGAGTGGAACGGTTCGTCATGGGTGCCATCAGATGTTCAAGGTGTCACCATTCCTAATACGCTAACCAAAACCAACTTCGTTTTGAATACGGTCTACACAAACACAAGCGGATCCATGGAGCTGTTGAGTTCTAGCGTTTCACTTTTAACGGCTGGTGTAAACGGAAGCGCTTCATTGGACCTTATGGCAGACCAAAGTGGAGGAACATCTTTTGCCTTACTTGGTCGTGTGGGGGTGAATACTTTTATAACTGGTCTGGCTCAGAATTTCACCAATACTATTTATGGAGCCGTCTCGAATGCCGCAACTTACTATTTTACCAATTCGAGTAGTGGTGCCGGCGATTCCTCTTTGATCGTAAGTGGTACCGGAACCATAGTGATACTGAGTGATGGAGCAGCTGCTGGAGTCGCTAGCCTTGGAGGAAATAACATTTTCACTGGAACCAATCAGTTCAGTGGAGGTACAATGCTGTGGGGCGATGCGAATAAGACCAATGGAACTTGGATTTCTTCCTTTGGGGAGGTGGTGAGTAATGCCTTGGGCAGCGTGACGATCTCGGGCGGTAATGTGAAGGCTGGCGGTTTTGTCAGTGCCTCAAGTATCACCAATACGGGGCTGACAAGCGCAAAACTTTTAGGCACCGACTCCAACGGCAAAATCATAACTGGCACGGACGGCTCTGGCCTTACCAGCCTTTTGACTTCTGCGGTTACAAACGCTCTGCCCACGATTCTCACGAACGCCACCAGCGCGGCGCAGAACATGCCGACTAATCAGCCGGTGATTTCGTGGACCAATGCAACCGGCTACGGCTACGGCACCACGAACACGATCTATGTGACGAACATCACGGGCGGCGGGTCTACTCGGATTTATGGGGATTCGATCCTTAGCACCAATGCGGGGACTGGGCGCGGGATACTCAGCACAAACGGCAACATGTTTTGGTCAACTGATGGGGGTGGCGACATTGGCGCAAGCGGGGCAACACGGCCAAACAATATTTACGCTAAGGCGGGCGTTACCTCTCCGGGGTACGATTCTTCCAGCGCGCTTGCCGTCGCCAAGGCCCAGGCCGTCAATGTGTTTGCGTGGGACAAGAACCAGCCCGGAATATATGGGGCCACCGCGGACGCCCAAGACCTGGGGACGGCAACTGTTTTTTGGCGGAACCTTTATGTCGGAACGGCGGCAGTTAAGGGCACTGTAACCGCCACCAACGGCTTCTATTTTCCGCAGGGCACCAACACCGCCCCAACCGCCGCGAACATTGGCGGCACTGTCGGCAGCGTCACGAATCACCTGATGAAAAACGTGGGCGGTGTGCTGATCGATTACTGGTCGGACGGCACAACGCTTTGGTCTAAGGTATTAGCACCATGAAATCACTCTCAGCATTATTCCTATTCGTAGCCCTGACCTGTTCAGCGGTTAACCCGCACGTGTCCGGCAAGCTCTTGGTTAAGTTCAAGGATGGCACGTCGCAAGGAACCATCCATGGAAAGTACGCAACACACTCAGCTTCAGAGAATGGACACAACCACAATACAGGTTGGCGCTTGATCAGCGTAACGGAGAACGACTCCACGAACATTCTGAATACGTTATTAGCTGACGCTGACGTTGAATCGGCGCAGTTCAACTACGTTTATACAAACCAGTTTGTGCCAAACGATACCTACATTGCGAACGGGTTCATGTGGCACCTGACGAACATCAATGCGTTCAGTGCGTGGAACGTGAGCAAGGGGTCTACCAATGTGGTCATCGCGGTTGTGGATACTGGCGTAGACGAAAGCCATCCAGATTTCCTTGGGCAATTCGTAGCTGGAACCAATGCCTATGACGGTGGTTTCAACACAATGGATGTGAACGGCCATGGAACCTACATCGCTGGCGAGATGGTTGCCCTGCTGAATAACAACGCCTACGGGGCTGGTGTTGCTGGTGCGTGTAAGGTCATGCCTATTCGCGTAGCCGATTCCTTTGGCAGCACTGAGACGTGGATGATCGCCAACGGGGTTATCTATGCCGCTGACCATGGATGCCGCGTAGCAAACGTAAGCTTCATGGCGAGCGGTGACGGTGCGCTAAGCGCGGCGGCGAATTACCTCCGCAGCAAAGGGGGATTGTTTGTGTGCGCGGCAGGAAATGGAAGCAGCTTAGATCCTGTTGCCGATGACGTGAATATGGTGGACGTGGCCGGGATAGGTCTAGATGGTTTGCATTGGCCGCGCTCAAACTTTGGTCCGCCCATCGACATTGCGGCACCGTCTGAGCAGATAACCAGCTTGGCCATGTGGTCTTTGGGGTTCCCGAGGTCCAGCAGCGACGGAACCAGCTTTGCCTGTCCGTTAGTGGCCGCAACCGCAGCCTTGATGTGGTCTGCCAATCCGGCGCTCACCCCAGATCAAATTCAAAGCTTGCTGAAATCTTCAGCAACGGATTTAGGCACGGCTGGATGGGATCAATACTACGGATGGGGTTCATTGAACTCCGGCGCGGCCTTGGTGGCAGCAACGAACACAACTCCAGCGGCACCGCCGCAGCCTATCATTCCAACGAATCGCGTGATTACTTGGATTCCTGGCATTCCGGGTGGGATTCCAAACAGGACGATAATCGCTTCCAGCCTTACATCGGCCTCCAGCACAGCAGCCATTCAATCCGCACTGAATACCTGTCCGTCCAATCGGGTTGTGCTTCTGGCTGGTGGAACCTATGTGCTTACTGGACCACTGACCATTCCTTCAGGCGTTACCCTGAGAGGAACCGGAACCAACACGGTTCTTTATCTGAACACTCCAGGGACACCGCAACCGGCAATCAAGTTCAACGGTGGGGCGACGTTTGGACGATGCTCTCCTTCTGGCGACATTTCAATTAACGAAGCCAGTACCACACTCGATCCTGCCTGTGTGGCATTCGACAAATCCCAATTCACGGTTGGAACCCTGATGGTTATTTCCGATGTGGTTGGGCAAACCTTGCACACGGGGGAGAATGACGGATGCCCTTGGTGTGGCGTGGCAACTGGTCAAGGCCGCTGGATGTCCCAGATCGTGACCATTACCAATCGGAGTGGTGACAAGATCTATTTTGATCGCGGGGCATATCAAACATGGCCACTGTCTCTGTCTACCGTAGTGGACACCATCGTAAACCAAGTGAACTACGCTGGGCTGGAGAATCTTCGTATTGTGATAGGTCATCCCGATTCGGTGAGTGGTGGCGCAATCGAAATGCAGGGTGGATATCGGTGCTGGGTTAAGCATGTCGAAGTGCAGAATGCCACCAAGAGTTCCATCTGGGTCAAGTTCTGCAAGGAATGCGAGATCCGCGAGTGCGTGATAAACTATCCGCAGTACACATCGAGTGGAGCGGGATACGGAATCCATCTCTACGGTCCAAACTCCGACAATTTGATTGAGGACAACGCCCTATGGGGTTGCCGCCATTCCCTGGTTCATGAGGGCGGTGGCTCGGGTAACGTGTGGGGATACAACTTGAGCAAGGAAGCACAATCCACCGACTCGGTTGGGTTTGTGTACAACGATATCATTACCCACGGTGCTCACCCTTTCTTCAATCTCTATGAAGGCAACAAGGCGCACAAGCTGAGCTTTGACTACGTGCATGGATCCTCGGGTTACAACACGGCCTATCGCAACCATCTCACCGCTGGAACCGAGACCTCCATCTACAACTACACTTCGGCGCATTGGTGCATCAGCGATGAACCAACCAACCATTTTGAAAACTTCGTTGGCAACGTTTTGGGCACGCAAGCGATCACGAACCTCACCGGGAACGCTTACAACTTCGCGGCGGGTGTTGGCGACGGGTTTATCTACAAGATGGGAATTATGGGTGAGGGTGGAACCGTGGTAACGGACACCAACTCAGCGTGGACCTCCTATCGGCATGGCAACTACGATTACGTGACAGACTCCACCATTTGGGCTACCACGAATGATAACCATACGCTGCCTACTTCACTCTACCTGAGTGGAAAACCCTCATGGTGGGGTGCACTCGCATGGCCACCGATTGGCTCAGACCTTAGCCCACGGGTGTCTGCCATCCCTGCCGAATCGTTTATTCCATCAGCAGCATTCACAACGAACAGCCCGACCACGAACACGGCTCCGACATTGCCCGTCATCGCCAACCAGACAGTGAACGAGCAAACCCTGTTCACCATCGCAGACACGGCCACGGATGCTGAAGGTGCCGTTACCTATCAGTTGCTCATATCACCGACCGGGTTATCCATCAGTAGCTCGGGAATCATTTCGTGGACTCCTACGGAAGCTCAAGGATCTGGCGCTTACGTGGTCAAGGTCAAGGCCACGGATGACGGAGGGTTGTCAGCCACCAACAATTTCACGGTTACCGTGAATGAAGTTAATCGGCCTCCGGTTTTGAATCCAATTCTGGACAAGATCGCGCTCACGAATGTTTTGCTGACGATAAACAATCAAGCCACCGACCCGGATATCCCAGCTAATCCATTGGTCTATCAGTTGGTTAATCCGCCCACGAATTGCATCATAAACGCGAACGGAACCATCACCTGGACGCCATCAGCAAGTCAGCTTGGCGCTCACTCGATTAAGACGATAGTAAATGACTCCCAGTCACCAGCACTTACAGCGACCAATGCATTTACGGTGACGGTAACTGGCAGTTCGACAACCAAGGGGCATCAAAAGATCAGACCCCACGCTGGAAACTCATCGGTAAACACGGGGGTAATCAAATAAAAACTAACCAACATGAACGAAGAACAGCAGGAAGCAGCACGGGTCCTAGGCGGTTCATCACCAATTCAAGTTCGGTTTGTTGGTTGGCTGGTTGTGACATGCGCGGTTGGATTCGGTGGCTGGATATGGTGGGCAGCTTCGATGAGCACCAAGCTCGATGTGGTGATTAGCAACCAAGCATCGCAGATGGCGGCTACGCGGGCCGTGGTAGAGGATGTGTCGCGCCTGAAAGAGTGGAGGGCGCAGATAGATACCATAGGAAGTCCAGCGGTAGTGAAGCGATTGGATGAACTCGAAAAAGAGTACCGAGAGATAGCTAATCAATTTGAGATTCACAAGCTAAGTAAACCCTGAACCAAGAAAGGAACACAAATGAACCTATCAAATTACAAAACGACCCTTGGCGGTGCGCTAAGTGCGCTCGGGAAAACGCTCATGGGTGTTGGGATTGTTCCGCAACTTGGCGGAACTCCAAGCAAGTTCCTGACTGGGTGTGCGGCGCTCGGGTTCCTGCTTGATGCTGTTGGTGGATTCTTTGCCCACTTGTTCTCCGCTGATGCAAAGACCCTACAGAGCCTCGCCAATGTCGTGAGCGACACTGGCACGTCTGAAGTGAAAGCCGCCATGGTGGACAAGGGTATACCAGTTACAGACAAATAAACGAAAGGATACAAAGTGAGCATCGGATTAATCTTCTGGGTAATCATGCTGATCGGGCTGATCTTCGGTCTGTATCAGAATCGCACCGCTCCGTTGGTTTGGGCGGGAAACAATCTGGTCCTGTGGATTCTGCTGGCTCTCTTGGGCTGGCAGGTATTCGGGCCAGCGATTCACAAGTGAGATCGTTCATGGAAAAAATCATGCACTGGTGGCGCGGGTCACACCATGGGCATGCGACAAAACAAGACCTGGACCGAATGGAGAAACGAATTATGGCAACAGCAAAAGAGTTAGCGGATAGAATCACGACACTGACGACCAGCGTGGGTGCGATTGGGGATCAGTTGGCCAAGGCCAAATCCGAGATCGACAAAGAAATTCAGGACCTCAAGGATGCGGTGGCTGGAGGCGATCTCTCCGCCATCGAGACGGCTGTAACCGATCTCGAAACCGCAGTTGGCAAGGTCACCCCGGTAAGCCAAGCCCTTGACGACCTGAACCCCGACGTTACCCCGCCGCCTACTCCCTAATCTATGAAGAAACTAACACTCCCCATCGTGGCTGTGCTCTTGATGCTCACGGCCTGTTCTACGCTCTACACGGGCGTTGTCACCATCACCAGCGTTGTAGACTCTGGCATGAAAGAATACGCGGCTCTCCAAGTCGCGGGAAAGACCACACCAGCCCTGGATGCCAAGGTGAAGAACGGTCACGACCGCTACCGCATGGCTGCTTCAGCGGCTCAGACCGCTCTGATTGCCTACAAAGCGAGCGGGGATAACGCACAGTGGATTGCTGCGTTACAAGCGGTGCGAGCGGCAGCGGATGAGATCATCCAGCTAATCGTGCCCCTGGTCACACCAGAGAAGGCAACCACGCTTCAAAACAACTTAGCCAAGGCTAAAACGATATGACACTCACACCTGAACTGATTTTGGCCCTGGTCCAATTCGGAACCAAGTTCGGCTTAGACGCAGCCTTGGCCATCGCTCAACTGTTCAAAGGTGGGAAAACCATCGACGATGCGATTGCAGCATTGGAACTTGCCAAAACCAAGACCTACGAACAGTACATCGCAGAAGCCAAAGCAGCGGCGGCTGCGGCAGTGGCTACGCCACCTCCAGCGCCTTAAACCTTCCACCGCTCTCACATTTCGGGCATGGGCACCTCTCGCACGGGTGCCCTTTTGCTTAAATCAGGCAGGCGGGGTGATCGTATTGCCTGCCGCGCCAAGCCTGAACGGCTTCCCATCCAAGATTGTTGCACGACATTTCTCCCGCCTTGTCGCCCCCGTAGCCAAGCACATGACCAAACTCATGTGCAAATAGGTAGCAGATCGTTTCCGCATTCCCCCAGAGGAGGTGCCATGGCTGGTCCTTTTTGTACCTAGGATCTTGTCGCTCTGAGATAGGCAGCTTGTGATTGATCCAGCATTTGATCTTGCCCCTCCCACCCCGACCGTAAGCATGGCCGTACCACCTTCCGCTGATTTCGGTGTTGCCAAGACTCACCGATACTTTCCACGGCAATCCGAAATGCTTTGCCCTAGCCTTGACGAACTCCCAAGCAAAAACAGCAGGAGTCAGATCGTGTTTCACGGCAGGCTGGACTTTCCAATTCCTGGGCAGTTTCACAGAATCTCCTTTCTCGCCTTGCGCCTAGCATCGCCCAATCCATAGCCCTCTTTGCGGAGTGCCTTCACACGCACATTGATCCTGTTAGTGGTGATGAGCACGGCTTGTCGGAATGCTTCGGTTGTGGTGATTCGATACTCCGCTCGCTTGCGTGGTTCCTTGAATCCGATCTCGCCGTGCGGATATATGATCAGCACGACCTCGCCACGCCTGCACCAAGATGACGGGCAGAGAACTTTGCGTTTGAGTGGTCCGTTACCTTTGCGGCGTGGTGCCTCTCGCTTGCCTTCTTTGACCTCTTGCCAGAAGGCTTTCATTTGTTCGCTCTTATTCATTTTTAGTTTTGAGTTTCGGTGGCTGAGTAATTTCAACCATGAACTATTTTACCAAACGTGATTTCCCAAAACTCGAATAACAGTGAGGCGAGAGCGAGATCAGCCCGTGTTTACCGAGGTGAAAATAAACTGTTGACTCGATTTCCGATAACCGTTTGGCAATGGATCACTCAGTTGGATTGTGCAAGTGGCTCACATTCAGGATTACAAACACGCAAACCGGAACGAACTTAAAAAGGAACAAGAACCAAACTGAAACAGAAGGAACCCCCCAAAGGAGAAGTAGGCCAGCCCTGTGACGCTTCATGTGTGAATTGTCGGCCATAAGAAAAGCAGAAAAGGAAAAACCGTTATCCTCTGCATGTGCTGCGTACCCCCTTCAGCTTCAGAGGCAGTAGCTCCGAGGTTGCTTACTTCTCAGATCAACGCAGCACAGGCAAAGGACAATCGTTTTACCTTTTGTTGGATAGTGGATCAGGTGCTCGCTATCGGCCTGACCCCGCATCCCTAACAGCAGCATCACCCAAAGGTGAGCCGCCCATGTTTCGGCTAACCTATGACGTGACGCCGTGTACGAAAACGATCCGCCCCTGTTATCAGCAAGGGCGGGGGTGCACACGGAGGATGACTCGATGTGCGGTTTTTTTCGACACGGCTGGTCGAAATCTGATTCAACGCATGCCGTGTCACGCTCTGATAAAGCATGACACGACTGTAAAACCTTGGGACTCATTTCGTCAAGGCAGTACTTCCTGTTCCTGCCAAGTTCCATTCTCCTTCCAGACTAGGAACCATTTGATCCAAGTGTAGGTCGTAGCGGCCATCTTGAGATTTTCAAACCCACCCCTGAAAGCGTGCGGCCCTTTCACTTCGTAGGCGCTTATAGTTGCGGGTTTGCGCACTACAAAGTCAGGCTTGTACCACAATCCATTGGCTAGTTTGAACCGCATTGCTTGGGACATGACGAACCATGCTTCATCTCGCGGTGCCGATAATCCAAAGTTTAGCCACTCCGCTTCCAGTTTGTTCATTAACGGCTTTGTATCCTGCCTGATCCGCTTTGCCGGGCGGGGAGATTGGGCTTGGGCAGCAGGATCAGCCCCACGCTTCGGCTTTGAATACGAGCCATCCGGGTTCAGCACAAACCCCTTCGCAGCAAAGTCTATGTTCATGGCTGTACTGTTTCAAAGCCGTGCTTGGCTAAAAACGCGTTCAATACCTTGATGTCCCCGGTGGAAAGGATTGGATCGAATAGTGCAAAAGTCCTCATCTGGTTTTCGGCAAGTTCCCAGCCCTCTCCGCTGGGCCACGGATTCTCAATGCCTATCAGCCTCATTAGGGCAGCAAGCGTAGCGCCCGATGGATTCTCTCGTATCCCCAGCCAGTTAGCCATGATCCAATTTATATCCCGCTCGGTTGATTTGCGCTTCTCTCGCTCAAACTTTATGCGCTCGATCTCGGCTTCTCCTCCGTGCCTCAAAAAGGTTAATTGGGTTTCGCCATACCAAGATACCTCGTTACCATCTCGGCAAAACATTAACGTGTAATCCTTGGCATTATCCCCGCCGTACTGGTCACGATAACTGCCCATCACAACCGCCTCTAGATCGTTCTCGAAATGCGCCATGCTTGGCCCAAGATCCTTGGCTATGTGGACGACATCACCCCGCTTGAACTTTTGCTTTTTCATGGCTTAATCCTGTAAAACCGTGTGTCCCCTAACGCCAGTGGGGAAAGCGGATATAGGTCCGTCCACTCCATTAGGTTCTCCGAATATTGCACGTCGTACGATTCCCAACCGTTGGCCACCCATAGCGTAACCACTCCTAACTCACTGCGCTCGATGCACAGTCTTGGCCTAAGTGCCTTGTATTCGAACAGAATCAGGGTTGCACCGCTCTCGGGGTTCTCAGGGTTGTAGATGCCTACCCCAGTGTCATAGAAGCACCCACCGCCAAAGGAGAGGCCAATTTGGGCCACCCTAGAGGCTGCGGAGAGGAATCCGCTGCGGTACGGCTCGGTTTCGCCCGAATGCCCTTGGCTATCGCCCCACTTGGCCGGGTCCAAGTGTGCGGTTAACGTTATCGTGCCCTGTTGGACTTGGGCGAAAGCTTCCTTAGCCCACCAGAACTCCAATTCGTTAGCGTTAGCGTGGTCCAAGTTGTAGACCTCTGGGTTCGTGGTGAAGAACAGGCGCACATTGGGATATCTCACACCGCTCCCGCAATCGTTCCCGAACCACCACATGGGGCTATTGGTTTCCACGATCTGAATCGTAGCCGTGATGGTGCAGCCGCGCAGATTCCCGAGTAACTCAGTAGAGTTTGTTGTGGTCATGAACGCTACCAAGCTAGTGCCCTTGCTGTGCGAGGTGGGAATGGACAGGCTTGTGCCGTTCACGGGAACCGGGATCGCCCAAACGGAGTTGGCGTGCCATTGCGGTTCTTGAGTGAAGGCGGAGCAGCAGAGGAATGGAAGTAAACTTTTCAGAGGTTTGGCTCTGGAATTGGGCCACAATAGACAAGGTTTCCTTTCGGCCACCCAAAGGCTATCTGCGTGTTAATGGAAGCGAGCCTTTCCTCATCCAATAACTCTATGAACGGCTCATCTTGTTCGTCTAAGGCTTCTGGCTCAAATGTGCCATCTTCTTTCTTGCAAGGGCGACCGTCGCAATCGTAATAGCCTTCGGGCCAATAACCGCAAATCCAATACCAACCCTTTTTAGTTGGATCTTGTTTCGACCACTTAACCCACTTCATTTCTTCTGTCCTTTCGCTGCAAGCGTGCAAATCAGCGCCCAGACCATGGCGGCGGCGACCAACCCGGCCAATCGCCACCTTGGGCTGGGGTCGAAACACGCCATGAACATTAATGAGAGCCAGAGGAATCCAAGGCTTCTGAGCATGTTCTTTTCCATTCCTGGTATTGTTCGCAGAATTTAGATACAGAGCAGTAGTCGGCACAACGCGGATGGGAGCCGGGGCGTCTCTCAGCGAGCAGCCTATGATCTTCCGCAGCCAAAATGTGCCTACTAGCCTCTTGCGGCGTGTCGTAAAGCTTAACCGCCCTCGTTGCACCACGCTTCACAACTGCCCATTTCGTAGGGCGCTCCCATGTTTCCTCGCTAGTGCATAGCGGGAGCGTTTCCTTCGCAGCTTCGTGGACCTTTATACGCTCCTCGATAAAGGCTAAGGCGCGTTCTGGCGACCATAGTGGCAGGTCGAACACCTTGACTTGGCTTTGTGGGTAAGACGCATCCCGTCCAGCCTCCAGCTTTGACCAATCGCGCAGAATGGCCACGATTGTAAGCTTCTCGATATGAACCCCATATTGTAGGGCAAGCCAGCGGTAGCAGTTAAGCTGATCCTCCCATTCCTTGCGCGGACCATCCTTGACTGCCCAAACGCTGGTAAATTTGTAATCCCAAATACTGTCTTTGCAGTAGTCGATTTGACCCCCGACCTTTTTACCCAGGACTTCAGCAATCGCTCGCTCCTCGGCAAACCCGGCTTGTGCCGACCGCCGCAGCACTTCATGTCCAGCACTTCCCATAAGCGCCCAAATGCGATCACTGGCATCTTCTTCCAGTTCATCGGCGTGCTTGCGCTCAAGCGCGGCTATGCGAGCGGGCCTAAGTAACTCTGTGACCGTGTAATCGCAACCCTCGCGGTCCCTGTCACTCCACGCGACGGCACGGACCAAGGGATCGGGCAAGCCATGGCGATTGGTGATTTTCATTCAATGTGGTGCGCTTCGTTTTGGTTGCGCTCCTCGTTAACAGTGAAAAACAGCCTTACCTCTCGGCCATCCTTCTTAGCCGCTTGCGCGGCGTGTCCGATGCTGTTGCTGAACGAGTTAAACCAGTCTTGCCCGATCTTTATACCCCACAATGACCATGGACCTTTGGCCGATTTGCCCTCCTTGAGGTTCACGACTTCGATCTTTCCTTGGGCAATCAGCCAAGATGGATCAATCTCGGGTTCAGCGGCGCTTTGGGGTTCGCTCGCCGCAACAAACTTCTCCGCACCATGAGCCGTGAACGGTTTCTCTGCTGGCAAGCCTTGAGAGAATGCTTTAACCTTGGCGATAACGGTTTCCATCTGCGCTTTGGAGGCAGGAACCCACATCAAGGGCCAATCCGCAAGGTTCTCCCCCGGCATGATCATTCCAGCGGCTTCCAGCCATTCGGGGAATAGTTCCATTAACCCAGCCTTCTCTATCTCACCTAAAGCCCACTTCCTTGTGGCCTCCGTGGGCATCTGAGGCGCTTCGGAGGGCTTAGGCTTGGCCTTGGTGGGTTCAGGTGCCTTGGACGCTGCTGGGGCCGTTTGGCGAGCATTTTGGGGCGGTTCCTGAGTGAACGCCATTTCCTCTGCCGGTGTCGCCTCATACCCCGCCAACGTCATTACAAAGCCCAGTGGCATCCTGAGCGCCTTTGCCGTGGCCCTGGTTTGTGCCATGCTCCGCAAAGCGAAGTCATCCCGGTTTGACCAGTTCTTCTCACCCCTCAAGCATTGCGCCTCTGCTGCTCCTACAATCGCTCCATCCCTGGTCTTGGCTTCTACCCTGGCCTCCCAGCCATCATCTAGCTTGCGCGTCCACTGGAGCACGGGGAAGATCCCCAGCATTGTACCAAGCAGGGTCCATGCTTCGCACCTAGGATACTCTTTGCCAGAAATCTTGCTGATTAACCCTTGCTTCCGCACAACGTCTTTAAGCGCCGATGCGACTGCCCCAGCTTTCTCGACAACAGCAACCGCATTTTCTGCGCCGAAAAGGTTTGCAGGTGATGCGCTAGGCTCGATCCTGGCAACTGCCATCGGATGCACTTCGGTGTCGATTATGTCGGGCTGGTTCATGCGACCTCCTTTTGGGTTTGGGTTTCCTCAACGCGCAACCGCACTTTGGCGCAACCATCGAAGAAAAACTCAATCCCGATAACCTTTGCCGACCAATCCCCGATTTGCATGGCCTTGGTTAGAATGTTTTTCAACTCCTCGGTCGTGATGACTACAGATTTCTCAATTTGCATAGGCATAGGTTTTCATTTTCAGTTTTGGTTTTTTACCACGATTCGTACTCAGTAGCGTCTAGCTCCTCCTTTGTTATGGCATCCGTGACTTTGATAACCGTGCCAAGTGTGGTCGGAGTAAATGAGTAGGTGTAGCGACCCCCGATTGGTCCAGGGCGAGCGGATTCATGTTTTTCCATCCAGTTCTCAATCTTGGCCAACTCATTTCCGGTTATGTGGAACGATTCGCAGCAATGTTCTTTATTTTGCATTTGGTATTTCAGTTTAGGTCACAAACGCCGCCCACTCACGGGAATGGGCGGACTTTAGAACCTAACGGTATGTTAAATGTTGGAATTGGTTTCGTGTTAGAAGCTCATCAAGTTTCCTTTGGTTCATGGTTTAAGCGCAACCCTGTAGCGGCTGACCCATAGCGTTTTGCCGCCGATTCTGGGCCATATCAGGGTTGCTAAATCTCAAAGATTCCTCTCGGGAAAAGCGTCATGTTCGGTTCCTTGCTGTACTCCATGGACCACTTAGGCCCGAAGTATCGAAACATGATTTCCCTTGGTGTCTCGGGGCTATAGGCTGTGATTTTGACAACCACATCCTTGTCGTATGTCCTGCCGTCTACGCTGTGCACATGCTCTTGGCCAAACGTGAACCAGCTTGTGAGGGCTGTCTTCATAACTTGATCGGCTTTCGTTCATGAGCCAGCGCAAGAATTTCCCGCGCTCTCCCCGGTGCATGGTGATCCAGGTAATACAAAGCCTGCTCGATTGCGCTTTCGGCGTTCTTGGCAATCGTAAGCCAATCGTTCATGGGGGTATAGTAGTCGCGAAGGAACTTGTTCTTTTGCTCTTGGGTAGGCTCAGAAGTCGAAGCAATGATCGCCTTGCGTTCGTTCTGTGCGTCGTCGATTAGGTTGCTCATAGATGTGAATCTTCTAGCCGTTTGAGTGCTTCCAGCAGTTCCTTGTGCTCCTCCTCGGTGATCTCCTTCTCCATCTTAGCCAATGCCCGATCAACTAGGAATAGATCGATCAGGACCACCAAAACGATCAGCACTGCTGCCACGAACAATGCACCAAGGATGCTCATAGCGTGCTTGGTTGAATCCCCTTGGCAATGCTGCGGACTAGCCCGGCGTAGCCCTTGCGACCGGCTTTAGCTTTCGCGGAGCGTGAGCCATTGCGGCCACCCTTACGACCACCTTGGGCCATACGTTGGCGAGCTGTGCGGGAGAGTTTGCGTTTCATCTTGCACGAAAATCCTACCTTTGACGGACAAGGATTGCAAGAACTATTTTGCGGGGGTTGTCAGGCAAGGTGTTTTTGGAAGGTTTAACAGCAGGTCATGTAGCAATGGTAGCGTTTCGGCATTGGCCTCGGTTGATTTTGATTCGTCAATGGCCCGACAAGAACCATCGTGCCGGTGCTGAATGCTTCTGTATTTCGATTCCATTAACCATTGGCAGATCCCGTGGGCAACGCCCCAATCGTTGAGCTTGGGCTGTTTTTCGCAAGCTTCAGCAAAAAATTTACCGAACGCTTTAGCCCACAACCTTTGTTGCGTTTCGTTTTGAAATTTGGAGTTTGGAGTTGCCGAGCACAGGAGGGTCACAGCCCATTCGACAAGCTCCCGATTTTTCAAAGCCGTGCTTTTCCAATAGAGTATGCAATCAAATCTTGTGCCGGAGGGTTCATGCTCCCCATAGCATTCACTGCAAAAAGCCTTGGGTGGATCTATTGGGCAATCTGGGTGCGATGGTTCCGTAGGTGCATCAAGGGTATTTTCGTATTCTATCCGGGCGTGCTCCTTGGCTATTTTGGCAGCCCTGCCCTCGGGTGTGTCAACCGGCGTATCCATCCATATCTTATGGGCAGCTTCGTATACGCGAAGGGTTTGTTCGCGTTTGGAAATTGGGGGACGGCCGAAGTTCAAAGGCTTGGCGGGTTCAAGGTTTACGGCAAATAGGGCCTTGCGCCATTCGTGGTTCTCGGGATTTGGGTTCATAATTTTTCTGTTGTTTTAGTTTTCTTCGGTCTACCCCCACGCTTGCCATTCTCCCGAGCGGCAACGCCTTTAGCTGGCGTTTTGGAGTGGCCCAGGATATGGCCAGCGGTTGCGTTAGCTTTGCCGCAATGGGGGCAGGTTAGGGTAAATGTGTTCATGGTCGTAATCGTTAAAACCCTACACTGATCCCACGTATGCTTAATCATTTCGATGATGCGGGAGTGTAGCAAATCGAGTGGCCTAATTCATCGCGGGTGAACGGCTTCTCTCCCATAGCCTTTAAGCAATGGTCAAGCAGCCTATCGGAGAATCCAGCGCAGAGCGCAGCCCTTAGCGTTGCGCCCTTGGCAATATCAGCCATGACATCGTCTACCCGCTCAAAATAGATGGGCAAGGCATGGGGGTTCCAATACTTGCCCTTGGCTTGTCGGGCGTCGTAGGCGGTGACGGCAGAGATTAAACGTTCTCGAATATTCATAATTTTTGGTCGGTTAAAACCCCACGGCAAACATCTTGAGGCTCATGTAGGCGAGTACCGCCATGGTTAGCAGGCCAGATGCGAGCATAGAGCAAAGGAGGAGTTTCATGCGACTGCCTCGTCGGTGATTTCGCCAGATAGCCAGCAAGCAATGAGCTTGCACGCCTGCCATTTGCAATGAGTGGTTACGCTAACGTCTCTGAGTATGCCCGAGGCAAATTCTTCAGCCTCCTCCGGCAGCAAGACAACGCATTGATCCTCGTTTGGCATTAAGCCAGAAGCGCGAGCGGAATAACTGCGGCGGGTTGCGCTGAATAGTGCTTGCGCTTCAATCGGATTGTCCGATCTCAGCTCGCCACAGGTTTTCAGGTTTTTAAGTCTCATAGCTTTTGGTATTTTAGTTGCGCTCGCTTCATGCAAGCTGCCTACATGGGGCGCTTTGTCCCCATGGTGGCAACTGGCGGGTTAAGCGTTGGCGTACTGGTCAATCACGCTTTGTTCCACGTTCGTTCGACTTGCACCCCAGCGTGCGACAGTCTGGTTGACGTGTTTGCTTGTGGTGGTGCTGTACTTCTGGGTTGAGCAAAGCGCACCCTTTCCCGGTACGAATACGGCAACCGGGGTTGAATAACTGAAGAAAACGGTAATGCCGTTACCTTTTTCCACCTCGGTTTGATTTGGGCCTATCGGATTCAGTTTCATGGTATTCATTTAGTTTTGCTGTGTTGGTTGTGGGGGTTAGTTGCTGGGGAATCCGCATTCCTTGGCTGCTTCGATTCCAGCTTGAGCGATGGTCAGGGCAAAGGTTTGTTTGCCGATTTCATCCATGCCGCAATCCATGGCTTCCTTTGCGTCGGCAATGGCCTCTGGGAGCTTGATCTTCAACCAGGATGACAAACATGCCGCAAGTGCCGGTTTATCTGCGGTGAGGCCATGGGTAGCTAAATACTGGTTAGCTGCGCGAATGGCGATAAGTGCGATCTTGTCCCCGAATTGAGCTGTTTCTGGGTCTTTGGTTTGCATGGTATTCATGATTTTAGTTTGTGGGCATTAATTCACCCGTGCTATCCCCTGACCTGCAAGGGATAGATCGGGGGGATTACTTAGCGCATACCTCAAGATCCCACAGGCTGGTTCCGCCGGTTGATGTGTAGTCATCCTTCACAATGGTTATCCCCTTAGAGCATTCGGTCATCGTGTCCCAGGAGTAGATGTGAACTTTGTAAGATGGGTTCGATCCTGTTTTTGGTTTCGTTGCGTAGCAATCCCAAGCGCAACAATCTTCCCAGTGTCGGTGATTTGGATTAGTGCGCTGGAGTTCGTGTGCCTCGACTAAAAGCCCAGTCTCTTTACACAGCAATTCAGCCAGCTTGCGCCGAACCCTGCCAAGCCCACGAATGGGAATGCCATTCCAGCCCGAACTCATTTGTAGTAGCCTTTCAGCTTATCAATGGCCGTCGCGCAAGCCATCTGGGCCTTAAGGCTCCCCCTAGCGTTCACATCGCGCCAGAATCGGACAACCTCAAGCTGCCCCTCCAGGGTCCTAGACTGTTTCTTTGCGTCAGCCACAAGCTTGTCGGCTAATGATTCAGGTTGTTTGCTCACAGGCTCGCCTTTCGGAAGAAGTCGTAGATCACCTCATCATTGACGGTCACTTGAGCGTATTCCAGGGGGTTGCTCATCTCATTGCTTCGGGCGTAGTCATCAGTCAAGGCGAGCTTGGCGTGATGCTTGGCATCCTTGATTGTGTCGTAATCGAAGTCAGTAACACACCCACGGCGCTGTTCAAAGTCGGCGTGAGTCTGGAAGGTTAGAACGCGAATTACTTTGGATTTAGTATTCATATAGTGTTCACAGCATAACCCAACGCTGAGTTGTTTCAAGGGAAATCTTTCATTCGCTGAAGATGGTTTGACATACTCGCTACTTTACTCGCTTTAGCGAGCGGCTTAGGCTCGGTTCACGATGTGGACAGCCGAACAAGCCAGAACATTCAGCCGTGTAGGAGCCGAAGCCAGCGTTTTATCCCGACGCATGAAAGCTCTGGCTCCAGCCGAGCCGAAGCCTGAACCAAATCCCGACACACGCGCATCTGAGGTTTTGGACTTAATTCGATTGCAAATCAAAGTCGCAAGCAAAGCCCTGCTACACGATAAATCCAGCATCGAATGTGAGCATTGCGGCAAGCATACCGAGACTGAGCTTTCCCCCAGAGACCGCGCACTTCTCCTCGGTGCCCTGGATCGCCTGCTCGAACGCGAACGCGTCTGGAGTCAACGCGCTGGCCCCGGCAACCTCAAGCCCACATCCCAACGCCAGCGAAGCGGCCCACCTACGCCTACGGTTTAACAAAGCATGCTTTTATTCCCAGGATGGACCGTCCCCGCCCTACCGGCATGGGAGGGGGCCTTTCTGCGCGTGGGTTGTGGAGACACCGAGATATAGAAAACTCACTTTACCAAGTTTTGGCCTCCTTTCGACTTGGAATGTGCACGTGGCTTGAAACACGCCAATCGCCTCAGATCAGAGTATCAGTATCAGTATGTCTACGCCCTGTCTACACTTGACGATTTGTGTCTACATTGATACCATCGGCCAATGGACCGATTTACGCCTATTTTCAGCAAGATAGTGGACTCGTCGATCTGGGATGAACCACTGCATGTTCGGGTTCTGTTCATCTCCATGCTGGCTTTGAAGGACTGGGATCAGGTGGTCCGGTATGACGAGTATGCGCTTCACCGGAGGGCCAATCTCACACTGGATGAGGTTCGGGATGCCTTGAAGATCTTGAGTTCACCGGACAAGAAAAGGCCCGGACAGGAGAACCAGGGGCGAAGGATTGAGAAACGGGTGGACGGCTGGTTCCTGCTCAAAGGGGAGTATTATCAGAAGATGATGAGCCAGTTATCCCGAAAGGCTTACAAGGCGAGGTGGATTAAGGAGAAGCGGGACAACAAGCGTGGCAAGGCTCTCCCCGGTGAAGCGGCTTACCTTCGGTCAGGGGATGAAAACGCTCAGGAAAGGATCTTGGACGAAGCCAATGAACGCGTCACACCTAAGAATGGGTTGGGTTAGGGTTCAATCGACTGTGGGTGGACGTTAAGCCTCAATCCGGCATACTTCGGTGAGTCTTTGTCGAATAGCACATCAAAGTTGGCGCTGCTGTTGTGTCCCACGATGTATCCAACCCCTTCCCCCACCCTTACACGATCTCCGCACTTCGAGTTTGGGATTCCACGATACTCGGCAGTTCTCCTGAACTCTGGGCTTGTTTGTGGTGGACCAAGCTTTCGGCACCGTAGCAAGGTGAATGGAATGTCCGGCCATGGATCTTGTAAATGCCGGTGATATTCTTTCTTGGCTTGACCCCTAGTCGTGGCGTTTATCACACGCCACCAATCAGGCTTGCCAGCCACTGTTACTTCAAATGCAAATATAGTGCTCACGCTAAATGCTTCAGTGTTTGCAGGATCGTGCTGAACTGGCAGGTGCCCTTGGCTATGCAGTAGGCTGGTGCAGCAAGCTTCCATTGGTAGCCACCCGTTGATGGTCGGTCGTAGGTCACCAGGATTAGCCCCATGCGGAAGCATTTGCCCAACCTCTGCGCCTCTGCCTTGGTGATGGATTGGATTATCCGCAGCTCGCACAGCCGCTCAGCCATGTCGTGCTGAAGCTGGTTTGTGTAGAGGGGGATCATGGGGCGTGTTGGGGTTTATCTTCGATTCGGTACAGGTGAATGCCGTTGGTGCAGTTTCCCTTGTGGGAGTACACGTTGTGTCCGGCGTAGGTCGTGGACACGATGTATTCGCAGCCTTCGATGTTGGCGGTCACTACTTGACCCTTACCTGTGCCAGAATTGTACTCTGGCAAGTCCGGGTTGCACCCCGAGGGTATCACCGCCAGCATTGGTATGGCTGACAGCATGATTGCTGCGGATTTTATGTTCATTGGTTTTAGTTATCCCATCTCAGCCACTTCCCGGCACCCTCACAAGAGGTTGGCGAATCGGATCACGCTCATAGGTTGTCATTCAGCTTTTGACTTGTCGGTTGACTACTTGGGGTTTGCGTGTCGGATTGGTGGCTGAGTTGGAAAGTGGACTAGACCTGTAATCGGTCAATCACGGATTGCAGGCATTGCTCCGCCGCGTGGATGCTTTCAGTAAGTGCGGCGATTTTTCCACCAAGCTCGCAACTCGGAGGACACGATTTACAATTTTCCGAAACAGCGCTTGGAACTTGTGGCTCGCACACCGGGTTAAGCCTTTCCATCATGAAAGAAATCGTTTTGTTTAGCGACTCAACCGCTTCGCTTGCCCTGCGCAGCATTTGTTGAACTTCTGGTTCTTTACCCGCCACATCGTTACATGGGGTCGAGTTTGTTATTGTTGGGTATTTGTGTTGGCTTATCATAGATTTAGTCGGCTCTTTCACTCCACTACCTCCACGAACTTGCGGACCTTGAACCCGTTCTCAGACCAATACGGATTGTCCTTGTTTTCTTCGGCTACAAAGATGCGTTCGAGGATCTGCGGGTAGGGTTTGTATGGACGATAGGCGATCCAGAACTCGGGTGGCGCAGTAGATTCGGGGATCACAAGCCGATAGGTGTCGGAAGCAATTCGATCCAATCCGGCGAAGTCTACTTTGGTTGGCTTATCACTCATAGATTCATCCCTGAAACCACCACGCCGTTACCATGCCCAAGGCGAATAGGACCACGGCCACGACAAACCCTGTGAGTATACCCCAGCCGAAGCCTTGGCCTTGCGCGTAATCCGTCATGTCCTCCAGTTCTTGTTGGCTGTAGGTTCTCATCGTTTTTTAGTAAGCCACATCAGAAATTCCAGCAACAGCACTGAACCAATCCACGTCAACGCAACCGCCAATATTCCACCAAGTACAGCCATGCCTACAAGGTTGTTCATAGCTTACTAGGAATCTGAAAAATGGGTTCATTGGTAAATACAGGGTTCATTCTGATCATGGCGTTAGTCTTGGCGAACAGTATCCGATTGACCCGCATTGGCGTCTGATTGGTCACGTAGATGATCTTGGGCGTCACCACTTCCTGATACTCTATCGCGGTGATCTCACTCGCGTATTGCTCCACGTAGTTCGTGCCATCGCGCCTAGCCGTGTTCCCAGTGCTAAACCAGTTCGTGGTTACGACGATGTTGGTGTAGACCTGCACTTGATTGGTTAAGTCGCCACCCTGGCCATTGAGAGATGCTACGTATAGCAAGGCTGCAAGTCGCCAGAGCAGCCGACCAAGGCGGCGAAAAGTCATTCAATCCTCCTGTATCCCGGTCCAATGCCGTCAACGAATGATTCCACGCCGGTAACAGAGTTAGTGACCGTGATCATCAGATACGCCTCGGCACCCCACGGAACACGCACCGATCTGATGGCCGTGTTCGTGGCAATCGCCCAAGTGGTCCAATGGTTCGTTGGCGAATACTGCAACACCGGAATAGCTCGCACGTTAAACGATATGCCTTGGACTCCAACCAGCGACGGTGGAAAATTCCATGTCATGGTTGATGATTGGCACCATGCGATGGCTGACACCGCGATTACTGCTAACGATACTGCAAATGTTTTCATAGCTTCGAGTAATTCTCCCCGCGCCCTACACAGGTTCATGTTTGGAACATCCTCCTTGGTTTATTTTCGAGGTGGCACGGGAAGAAATCATGTGGCCTTGGCGCTCTCCAATCTCCTCACCTATCAATACCCACAATGTCCGAATGCCCATGACTACCACGCTCAGGGCAAAGACCGCGTATCCGCAAAATAAAAGCCAGCATATGGTGCACATCACTTACCATCCTTTGGTAGTGCGGCGAACATGGACATGCTGGCGTTTGGATCGCCCCAGCACTCAGATTTCCAATGCGGGTAGCGCAGCTTGATGATCTGCTCGATGTAACGGAATCCAGCGATATGATGGAGTTCCCCCAACATCATGCGTATGCGATTGCGCAACGGTGCAGTCATGTTGCACAGAAGATCGATCTCGGCCCCTTCTGCGTCACAGACAAGCAAATCAATCGCACCGTCTTTCCACACCTTATCCACAATGTCCTCAAGCGTGGTCATCGGAACAAGCAAGCGTTTGGTGTAATCCCGTGGTATGTCCTCGCTGAAGTTCACGGTAGGATCGTAGACCAAGCTGCCGCCGCTGATTGGTGAAACGTAAAAGGAACGGTTGGGAGCGTACTGAACAGCCATGCTGAAAATATAGTCAGCCCCATTCTCCACGATGAACTCGGCGTATTCCTCATGCGGTTCAATCGCTAGAATCTCCACCTTGGGCCAGAAATGGCGAAGCATGGCGCACGCGATACCCATGTGCGCACCCACATCAATGACGCGGTTGAACACTACTCCGCAATTACGGAGCCGTTGGAACTGGTAGCAATCCTGAACCACGACCTCCTCGATGATTTCGGCCACGCCGGGTAGGTCTCGGAAATGCAGGACAAGATCGCGGCCATCGACTTTGAAATGCTTCGTGTTCATCTTTATTCTTGCCAGCAAACACATCCATCGGATGAGCATTTTGCTCTGACGTGACCATTATACGAGGATCTGGAGTATTGCAGTTTCCCAGTTCCACACACAGGGCAATTCATTATGCCGTCACCACAGAAATAATTCGTTTGCGGCTGGTAAAAACGACTGATGTCGTGTGGCGCAGTTATACCGCGCTCTGGGATTGGACCCTCCTTCCATCTACGCCTAAGGTCTTGAAGTATTGCCTCTCTCGCCACGGTAATTTGCGCGTCTTCTTTGGTCATATTAATTCCAATCACTTGCTCGACTTCGATGGCATGTTGTCCACTTCAAAAGCGTGATACCAAATACCATTATGCGGTAGGTTGAGTGGGTCTTGCCGTCCAAGTTAGTATAGGAAGATCGATATAGAATTTTCATTGATTCCTAATCCAGCAGAAAACACATTCGTACTGCTGGAAAATATCAGCTTTGTGCAGCTTGAACTTCCCACTACTACAGAACATTTCGTCCCATGCTAGGAACCTCCTATACTTGAAGCTAACCCCATCGTTGCCGTCCCATTCGCTCTGCAAATTGCGGAAGTTCTTCACGATGGTTCTCACCACGATTTTCTTGCGAGCCACACGCACCATCTCTGAGGAAAGCACAGCCATCATTTCATTAGGTACCAAGGAAACCACATCAAAGGAGGATACTACGTCCAATCCGTCGTCGGTGAACTGGCTTAGGTGCTGTCCATCGTAAAGGAGTGTGTGCCCCGTTGCGCCGTTAACGGGATGATCTATGGCCCACTCCGAAACGTCCACGCCCCACGCTTCCTTGCCGCGCTCACGGAAATACTTCACTTCAAACCCAGTCGCGCATCCCACAAATAAGATTGTGTGGAAATCCCCGTGCTGTTGGCAATGATCCCACTTATACCGCAGCTGCTGTTGCTGCGCCGGATCTTCCCACGCATAGGACCGGAACCCGCCGCGTGCGCCGCCGCCGTAGTACTGTTCATCGAACAGGGCGGAAGAATATGGATACTCGGGAGTGCTCATTTGCTCAAACGAATAAACGCGACCAACGCGGCTAGAATGCAGACGAGGGACACGATATCCAAAACCAAGATCGCGGTATTCCAGTTCATTCCATTCCAAGCTTAGGGTCTAGTGGTTTTCCGTTGCGCATGACGATAGCGCAGATTCGATCCGTTACTCCGTACTTCAACCGCTCAATCGCGCCGTCTGTTTTCAGCCCCGCCATGTCCAGCATCGCGTGCAGGCAATCCATCGTCGGGCACCAAAACGTAGTCGCGTCGTAGTAAACTCCATTGTCGCTGTTAAACCGCATCCATGGGCCAGTTTCTTTGTGCATGACCGCAGTTTCTAGGATCACATGGCCGTCAGGAGTCATGACATTGGCAATGTTGTGAAGCGCAAGCATCGGGTTTTGGACGTGGTAGAGTAGCCCTAGGCATTGGATGATTGAGAATCGGTAGCCATCCATCACTTCGCCCATTTCCTGCGCATTCAAATCCCAAAGGCTCACTTTGGAATCTAGGCATTCCCGAGCGAAGCTCACTCTCCTCTTAGAGGGAGCAGACTGCCAAATATCCCCAGAGATTATTTCCAATGCCCCAAGATTTTCAGCCTCAAACGCCCACATGCCGTCCATTGTGCCAAGGTCTAGCACGGTAGCCTTGCGGTAATCCAACCGCTCACGCACATTGCGGATCATGTCCCAGATCGGCCAACTGGCTTCCATCACGCTAGGAGTGAAGTAGCCCGGAGTTAGTTCAATGCGGTGGTACCAGCCACCTTCAAACGATTCGGCTTTAGCGATGATTTCTTCTCGGGTCATAATTATTTGGCATCTCTGGCTAGGACTTCGCGTGCGGCTATAACACACGGCTCTTTTTCGGGGTCCCAAAATCCACAATCGCCACAGTTTACGAGTCCAACGTAACGCTCCAGAAGTCCATCCAGCGCATTTTCGGCTTTCTCTGCGCGAGCTATCAGTTTTCTAACGGTTACAATAAGGGTGAATGCATTTCCGGTTTTGTGTCCGGCAGCTTCGCATGCGGCCAAATAGCGTTCCTTAAAAATTCTAAGATCATGCCCTTCCTGTTCGTCTGTCATAAATTCACCTCTCTCCGCGCCATTCACTGGGTTGTGAATACCAAACCCCGTCCGGGCGCTTTTCCCGGCACCACGCGACGGAGAAAGGCTAAAGTGGTCATGTGGTTAGCTTTTTCAATTCCTCTCGGCAAACCTTTTTTAGTTTGTCGATGCGTTCCCATGTCCACGTCTCCTTTCCGTTCTCAAGATGCGACAGCAGTGAAAGGTTCAATCCGGTCCTCTCCTTTACCTGTTCCAGTGTAAGGCCGCTTCTCCTGCGCAGTTGTCGAATGGATTCTCCAAGGGCTACCGGGTCTGGAATACTTCCATGTCCACGGCACTTTGGGCAAGGCATCATCTTCATCTGGGAGTGAGGATTTCATGAAATTTGAAAATAGTCAATATTTATCTTGATCTTTTTTCACGACTATGCAAATACTGTTGCCGTCGATGAAAGCCCCGATGGAACTTAAGCCAGTTGTCCGGCAGAATTTCTCAAGGATGACCCGCCAAGGTTACCCCGTGTTCCACAGCGAGCACGCGTTTGAAGTTCAGCCCGTTAAGTTCCCCAAAGCTTACGTGTGCCTTGGGCGTAACGGTGATCTCATGATCGCGCTACGTGCCCTTAAAATGGTGGCTGATTGGACTGGGGCGAAGCCGAACCTCATCGTCTCACGCGAATACCGGGAAATCCTGGACGGCGTGTCCTATGTCAACCCTATCGTAATTCCGCAAAGCTGGTGGGATGGTGTGCCCGAGGCTCGGAACACAGGCAGGTCCATGTTTGGAGAGGAACCGTGCGTGCTCCAATGTCATGGGCGGGACTGGGGTGTGCCCACTGAACGATGGCCGTCGTACCACATTTCGATGTGGGACAGGACCAAGGTGCCGATGGAATACTGCGCCAATGCGCCGTTGGTATTCGACCAGCGCGATCCCAAGCGCGAGGCGATCCTGACCACGGCGCTTAAACGAAATGGGAAACCACTGTTTCTCTATAACTTTACTGGAGTATCCAGCCCGTTCCAACCGGCTGCGCAGATATTGACGCAGATGAGGAAGTTTGAACAGAAGTTCCAGTTCATCAACCTTGGGAACATCAAGGCGTTCAGGATTTACGATCTGCTGGCGTTCTACGACATGGGGGCGATTCTCGTAACCACGGACACGGCTACGCTTCATCTAGCGGCGGCGAGTCATATCCCGGTCGTGGCATTTACAGTGAACGGTTGGGGAACCAGCACGCCACCCAAGAACACGATTATCGAGGTGAAGTACGGGCACGCGATAGGCCGCTGGGCGGAAGTGGAGCGAGCGATTACTAGGCTAATGGAAAAGCCTAAGCCATCTCCAATTCCTGACGTGTACCATTTCTTCTGCGAATATGTGCCCGTGGACCCAGATGCCGTTAGGCGAATCACGCTCGCGCAACAGTCATGGGCCAAGCTGCCGTGGAAATCCATTCCGGTGCCTGACGCCGCACTGCCGCGAATGTGGCGCGAGAAAGGCAGGGCATGGCCGTACATCTCCGACATTTTCGATTACGCCTGCAAAGACAAGCCTGCCGATGCTGTGATGATTTTCACAAACACGGACATTCATGTGAGAAGTGATGCGCTTGATGTGGTTTCAAGAGCAATGCAGGATGCCGATGCGGTGTACTGTTTCAGGCGCGATTTCCATTCTCGAATTGAACGACCGCTCTCGGACAATGAATACGCCTTGGCCAATGCCTATGCCGGAAGCGACTTCTATGCGTTCAGGGTGAGCTGGTGGAAAAGGGTTCGTCATGATTTCCCTTCCTTATGCGCAGGTTTAGAGGCATGGGATGGAATTATGAGAGTTTTGATGGAGCAAAGTCAGCCCGGAAAGAATGTGGCAGTGCAAGACATCATAGCCCACGAAAGGCACTCTGGACCTACCCATTGGGAACACCGCGGAAATCGCTACACATGGGAAGGCCAGAAACATTGCCTGCGAGAGGCCGCAAGTTGGTTTGTGCGTCACGGAAAAGACCCGGCACAATTTGGAATACGACTACCGACATGAGCTTCATTAAGTTCAGCACGAAAGATCAGCTCAGTACAATTGGTTACCGCTTGCCAATCGAGGATGTGACGGAGATAAGGATCGTTGGATGCAAAATGAGGATCTTCACCGTAACCGGAAAGAGTTACGATGTTCATAAGGATTTCGTTAAGATTGAAACCGAACCAAATTTATGCCCGATCCCCAACTAAAGAAGCTAACCAAAGAACGTTTTGTCTGCCTGAATTGCGGTGTTCCGCTCATCGGCGCAGTTTCAATGCAGAATCCGCAAGTGCGCATGGAGAAGGGGGCCGTTTTCGTGTGCAGTAATTGCACTGCGACACACGTCTTGGGAGATTCGCATCTTCAGCCTCTAAGCCGCGAACAATTCGCCGCGCTAGACCCGGAATCGCGCAGGAAGATTCTGGCGACGATCCATGAGCTGAAGCAACGGGCTGCGTCAGGAAGCGCACCATGGTCACCCTACGAAGGCCAATCACCAGAGAAGAATTGAGTATGCGCGTCCTAGTCGCTTGCGAATTTAGTGGCGTGGTTAGGGATGCCTTCGCGGCGTTAGGGCACGATGCCTGGAGCTGCGATCTTCTTCCATCAGAAACCGAAGGCAATCACATAGAGGGTAATGTTCTTGGATGGTTGGTTGGTGCGCCTAAGAGATACGCGAGAGAAGAAGATCCATTCGAGCATCCACTGTTTGGTATTCCGGTAGCCCATTTCATACCGGACATCACGAAGCCGTGGGATCTTCTAATCGCTCACCCGCCATGCACGCACTTGTCCGTGAGTGGCGCTCGATGGTTCAAGGACAAGCAGGCAGAACAATTCAAGGCAATCCAGTTCGCCAAGGATTTGTGGAATGCCCCAATCCCGCGCATATGCCTGGAGAACCCAATCAGTATTCTTTCGACGCACATCCGAAAACCGGACCAGATTATCCAGCCATGGCAATTTGGACATGGCGAGATAAAAGCGACATGCCTTTGGCTCAAGGGCCTTCCGAATCTGATACCAACCAACATCGTCGATGGCAGGACGGCCAGGGTTCATCGAGAGCCGCCAAGTCCCGAGCGATGGAAGAACCGAAGCCGAACGCTAATCGGAATCGCCCAGGCCATGGCCCAACAATGGGGAAACCCAGCTCCCACACTTGACACCATCGTGACAAATCCGTAACCTCTGACTCCTAAGGTTTCGCTTGAAACGCGATGCCATGAAAATTACCATCATTTTGAGGCTGCCGCTGTTCGGCCATTTGACTGTGGACGAACGCAGTCCCTCTATGCTGCCTTCGGTTTCACCGACGGCGGCTAGCCTCACTTCCCCTTATGTACGGAAAAGTCTTCAAGCAAATCTTCGACTCCTCGATAGCCAACAACTGGAAGACCCGCCTGGTTTTCATGGATATGATCGTGCTGGCTGATTCTGACGGGGTGGTGGACATGACGCACGAATCCATAGCCGCTAGGGGGAGGTATCCGTTGGAGTTCGTTTTGGAAGCAATCAAGGAACTAGAGGAGCCGGATCCGAAAAGCCGAACTTGTTTACATGATGGCAAGCGGCTGTTAAGACTTGACGAGAAAAGGTGCTGGGGATGGCAGATTGTAAACTATATACAGTACCGAGAAACTCACTGTGAAAAGTCTCGCAAGGAGTATATACGCAATTACATGCGTAAGTACAGGAAGACTGGTAAACAGTCAAATGTAAACGATGTAAACAAAAACAGTTTACCAAGTTTACCTTCTCCCTCTCCTTGTACTTCTCTTTCTTCTGTTAAGGGGGGTACAGGGGGGAGCCGTTTTGAGCCTCCGACGATGGAGCAGGCAAAGCTTCAGGCGGCAATCGTAGGATTGCCAGATATCGAAGTGGAGAAGTTCATGGCCTACTACAGATCAAACGGTTGGAGGGTAGGAAAGAATCCCATGCAATCGTGGGTTGGGGCAATGAGTGGGTGGCAAGTCAGATGGCGGGAGAATACTGGACTCAAGAACGGAAATGGGCACCAAGAAATGTCCGGGGTGGACAAGCAAATAGCGCTTAAGGATTTAACGGAAGTGGAGAGGCGAATGGACTCAATTCGGTGCAGTTACAGCGAGCATCAGTCATGGAACGAAATAGATAGGATGCTGTTCAAGGATTTGAAGGACAGAAAACACGACCTTAAGTCCAAACTTGGATTTTCTTCTGAGTCAACAAACCAACAACGAAAGGACACATGATAACCATAGAGGACATGACTGGAAAAGTAGATGAAAGCGTAATGACACCGCAGCACCCGCGATGGTGCGAATTTGGCGTAAAAATGCAGGAGGCGATTAGCCCTTACGGACCATGGGATCACACAACCGGAACCGCAGTCGAAATTCTGAACACCATGGAGGGGATAGACATTCCAGCCTCCCTGGAATATTTCGAGCAGCATGGCGGATACGATGATGTTGAGATCATCATGAACGTGATTATACCCAGCGCCGAGTTCATCGAATAAAAGAGAGTCTCCATGAAACAAAAACCTATGCCCCTAAAGCAATGGCTCGTAGAAGAATCCCAAAGAATCCACCTGAGCGTTAAAGGCGTTCGGAGCAGGCTGGAGGTCGGGAAATATCCCGGCCTGCAACTCAAGCACGTTAACCAAAGGGTAATCCTGGTCCTCAACCCCAATGAGTGCGCCACTGTTTGAAGAAACTCCTCGCTGGCCTGGGTGTCCACCCATATGCCTAGCCTCAAACCTCCCAGCTTTCGCCACAACGCACGTTCTGGAGGAGTTCAGGGCAAAGTATAGCCCCAGCGGCAATGTCGCTCACAGGTGGCAATGCGGCGTTTGTGGGCTATGGCACTACTGGGCCAATTCCACTCAGGTAAAATCGCACAAAACACCAGCGAGAATTTTGCAGCAACTCACCATCACCAAACCCTAAACCGAAAGAAACTAAATGACCGCGACATATCAAAGGAACGACCTGTTAGCTTGGAGGCAAGGAAGCCTCTGGAGGAAGGTAGAGTTTGTGGAGCAGTATTCCGAACCCCCGGCGCTCAAAATCCGTTATCTCAGCGAGCCGTGGCTGGTCAAACCCGAGGAGGTTAAGCCTTGGGCTGAACGGCAGGCCGAAATCATCGAGGAGGAACGCCTTGAGGAAGTGGAGGAGTTCGAGGAGCAGCACGGCAACATAATCACATGCCTTCGGCTCAGGGATCCAATCAAGCAAATCGCCGCACAATTCTCCAAACCCCAGTGCGCGATTCATTCAATCCTGAAGCGCGGTATTCGGCTGAAGGTTCTGGAGGCCATAAATGCCGTGCCCGGCACCGAATAACTGGCCCGCTGTTGGACTTATCGCCCATCAATTCCAGTCACCGATACCGGCACGGCTAAAGTTTACTCGCCATTGGCAGGCTTAGGCTCTTTCTCAATTCGGCCAATCTCAGCACCAGTTTTCAGCGCATCGCTATGAATGCCCGTAAGTGTTTTCATCGCTTGGGTTTGCTGCTTCTGCCGAAAGTTCTCCTGACCATGTGCCATTTTCTGTTTGTGGAGCTGATCCTTGGATTGCAACTGTTGCGCCGTCAAAGCCGCTTCGCCCTGGATCTTGGCCATCACGGCAGGATCCATCTGAGACTGCTGAGCCTGCTTCTGCTGCTGCTCTTGCAGTCGTTGCGCGTAACCTTTGACCATGTTCTCAGCCTGCCCCAGCACATCGGAGAACATCTTGACCATTTCGTTCTGCGATTTGTCTTGCGCGAGCTGTGCGAGATACACCCGCGAATACTGAATCGAGTTAGTAAGCCCATTAATCGTGCGCCAATCGGTCATGCCGCCTTGCGCTTCAGTTCGGGCAATCGTGATCCCGATTTGTCCGCGAGTCTGCCAGTATTGCGGTGAGTTTGGCGGTGCTTGCGGCGGAACTTGGCCAACCATGGTTTCCAGAACATCAATCGGGTTCAACCCCGGCTTAGGTGTAACCATCGCACCGTTCATCAGCGCACCAAAGGTAAGCTCAGTATCGTGCTTGGTGTCGGAAACGATAGGGGCAGCGTCCGTAGGCGCTATTAGGTTTGCCAATTTAGGGTTATGCGTCGTGGCAAAGACAAACATGTTCTTCACTATCGCCTGAGCTTCAGGATCAAGCATTGGGAGGATGTTCATCAGGGCTTGCGCTTGTGCGCCTTCAAGCTGTGCATTGCCACCGCCAAGCACTCGCACCGCCTCAATCTCCCAACGTTCGCTGTTGATCCACTTGTCTTCGATACCAGCTTCGCGGCAATCGTTTTGGAATCGCTTCACCTCGAAGTCAACCGTATCGCGTTTGGTGAGACGGCGGCAGATTTCCCGATACTGATATTCTTCCTGAATGTAGGAAAGGTTCAGCATTGACCCGGTTAGCTTCGTGGTCTGGTTCAGTAGCGCCGACACTTCAAACGCGGTTCGTTCCTTGTTCGTGCCGTTATCAATGTCACTGGTATACTGCTGTGAGCCTTCGCCAATCAACTGCTTCAACTGAGAGAACTGCATTTCGAGCATGTTGGTATCTGGCTGATACCGCTGGTCCCGAGTGAGGAAGCTAAGCCCATCTGGGAATGCGCCATACTGCATTCCAATGTAAATCTGGTCCAATCGTGCCCGGTCAGTGGGGTCGCTCACGCGAAACAGGTTCATCATGTCCTCGAAAACCTTTTGCATGAACTGACAGCGCATCCTGTTCAGCATTTGGATGGGATCATGCAGCCTCAATCCAAGGGATCGCACTGAATGAAGCATGAACGGAGCGATGTTGTTCCCGTCGCAGAACTGGCAATGCAGGATGTTCCCGAGATTATCCGCAAACGGTTTGTCGTTCTTGTAAATCCATTGGTCGGGCTTGTCGCTGGTTCGCTGGCCTACGCTGTCACGGTCTAGTAGGATCTTTCGATACCAGCACGGCGATTCCTCATCATCCTCTTGGTGATAGAAATCCCAGAGCCAAATCTTTGGCACTTCGTCGGTGTCGTAGTAGCACCCGTTCTGCTTGTACAGCTCCACCATTTTTTCAGGATGGTTGTACCAATCGAAGCCGTCTCGGTTCTGGTTTAGTTCCTTGTAATTGTCCAGAAGCTCTTTTACCGCATCTAGGTTCCAGTTTGGATCGCGCTTCGATTCGGCCATCCCGAAAGTTTTCCTGAACAATGCGCCAGGGGTGATTCGGCGAAGGGCAAAGAAATGATTCATGCCCTCAAACGTAATCGGTGTATCGGTGGGGATGAGCAAATCCCTCTCTGGAACGAAGAAGGGCAACGGCTTGCAGTCATCTTCCCACATGGAAGGACCTATGCCATGAACCGTAACCGCACCCCACTTCTCCCGGCGTGTGTGAAAGTACGGCAGGCTTTTCTTGATGAGGCTGCTTACTAATGTCGTTAGTTGTTGCCCGTATTTGGTGGCCTTGCTCTTGGGTGCGTCGGGAACTCGGATGGTGAACGCGGGATCGGTGGATAGGTGGGCATTCTCGTACTGTTCCCGCGCCTTGAGCATACAATCGGATCCCTCCTGCCAATTCACATTGACGAGGATCTTGTTCTCCTTCACTTCTTCGGCTGTGTACGGAGGTTTCCCATTGTAGAGCGAGTCAAGCAGCGCACGGTTGGGAGCGCGGACAGTGCGATCTGCGGTCTTGAGGTTGATCAGGATGGAATAAACCTTTTCCGGCGTGCTGAAGTCACTCATGCGAGTACGGGGTTCCTACTTTTACCAGCGGGTCTGTTGGAAGGTGTAGAAGAAAGCGTAAATCGGAGTGTTCGGAGGCATTCGATGAGTGAGCCATCCTTGTTGCGATGCCACAGAACAGCCTTAGGTGAAATGTTCGCGGCGTTGACCACATTCTCAGCCTCGGACTCGCCGCGTTCACCGATCTTGAACGTCGGGGCCAATCCAGGCTTGCCCCAGAAGTGCTGAATGAGCGGAGTCTCGACCATGCGCGGAATTACAAACGGAGCAATCGCAATGTCGAAGTGCGGGGCTAGGTCCAAGCTTTCTTTGAGCAGGCTGTAGGCGTTGTTCGGGTAGATGCCCGGTCCAGCCATGTGCGGCGGTCCAGAAATATCCGGCACGCACCGGGTTCCCATGAATAATCTCGGGCATTCGGCGTAGGCATCGGCTAACTGATTCGCCCAATTCTCTTTTAGTGGCACACAATCCGGTTCCATCCACAGCCACGGCAATTTGCACACCTGTTCGATCTGGTTGGCGACCTTGGCGAACATGATCTTGGTAGCTGTGCCCCATTCTTGCTTGTCCGCTGGAACATCGACCAAAATAGTCTCGCAATATCCAGCGATCTTTTTACCCATCGCATGGATTTCGGTGATCATGTCCCGAGAAACCGACGCATCGGCGGCAAACAGGAGCATGTGGCCCTTTAGGCTATGTTCGTTAAGCTCAGCGCACCATGCGAGCAGGCGCTTGGTTTCGGTGGAATCCTTGCGGCAAAACGGAATTGCAAAAATAATGGGATTTGTCATGGGCATTTAGGTTTTAGTTCGTCGGTAATCCAGCAGTTGGTTGCTGGAAATTTAGAAAGCTGTTCGGGTGATGTATGCGCGGCGATATGTTCTGCGGGGACAAGGCTCTTGAGATGGAGGACGCACCCGCATACGTCGCACGTTCCAAGTTTATCTTCGCCTTCGAGTTTTATCTTCATGTGCTCCCTAAGCTGGCTTTGTAGAGAGATAACCCTTCTAGCGGTCGTAGACCATATCCATCTGGACAAATCGTTGTGCGGACAGACAAGGCACACGTTCACTCGGGCTTGCGCGTGAGCAGTAGGCACGGGCACGCCACCAGCCCCAAGCCATTCTTTGAGGAGCGCCAAAGCTTCAAATGCGGATTCGATGATCATGTCAGGCTTTTCCATCGCTCAGCACGCCAACACGGTTGCTTAATCATGCGGTGAAGCTTCAAAGCGTTCACGGCACGCATTAGAATTGGAAGCGGGTTGTACCATTCAACGCGAACCAGTGACTTGATGAACGCTTGGTGAGTTTGGTAATTCCAAGATTCGATCATGAGTCGCGCATAATCGAATGCAAAATTCATACTGAAATTAGTGCATCCACTCCACACTGTGGAGGAAGACATAAAATAGGATGTTCCACAGTCGCCAACCATTACTTTGCTCTCCTTCCACCGCATGAACCGCAGCCGAAATACACCTTGCGCGGCGTGACTTTCGGTCTGGTATTGCTCTCAAAGCAACTGCCGGGATTCTTGCCGCAGACCACGTTGAGAATGTCAGACGATACTTCATCCCAAGTAGCCCGTGGCAGATGGTTCTGTTGACGAACAAACAGCACGCGGCTTATCTGCGCTTTAAACGGCGTGTTTCCGTCAAACGCCATGGTTTTCCCACCGCCCATGTCTTGCGTATAGGAGAAGCCACCGTTTACCCATGTGTTCGGTCGAATCAAACTAAGTGGCATATTTTATCTTCGTGGCTAGAGGCGATTATCCAGCGATGCTCCTCATCGGACCAGTTGAATTGTTTGATAGAAACTGTGAGCGAGCGTATTCCATCCTGTGCACTAAAGCACCTATCTGGCGCATGCACCCAAATCCTATCGTATCCGTAACGAATCGGTTTTGGCTTTTGAGCGAGCACCGCCGGGGAGATTGCCGCCAACCCGAAAAGTGCAGCGAATGTCTTGAAGAATGATCTGCGGCTGTTATGTGGCATATGATAGTTGTTTCTTGTCCATCAGTTCACGCTGTTTCTTTGCCTTCTCAGCCATCCACGCGAAAGGATCTTGATCGGGATCATCTGAATCCAGCCCAAGCCTGCCAATTTTGAACCCGTGCCTACGAGCCATCTCCACACCTACCGCAAGCGAGTCAAACAGGTTTGGACTCTTGCCCGTTCTCTCCTTCAGATCATCCTTGGGTTCAATCTCAATCTTGTTCCCGGCCACTTCCTTGTAGGTTCTCGCGCAACCCTCCATCATGCACGCCTCGGGCAATTCGCGCATCTGATCTGCCTCGATGACGTAGCGAACACTAAACCATGCCTCGGTGATGAACTTGGAATAGTGCTCCGAGCATTTCTTGTGGCGCTTTTGCCCCTTGTCCACGATGAACAAATCTTGCCGCACCTGCCGTTCTGTGGGCTTGGCACCTGAATCAATCGGCACTGGGCTGTCGCTGCCAAACTTGCGAGCGAAAGCAAATCCGAGTGTGCCCTTGCCCACTGAATCGTAGCCCGACGCGCTTGGTTCTATGCCTTCCAGCTTAAGCATGTCGAAAACCTGTTCGGCAATTTGATCCTCAACTGACTTGTCGATGTTCAGTGAAAACCTGTGCGTATGCTGGCGGATTATCTGAAGGATGATCTTGCCATCGGGATCTGGACCAAATTCCAACAGCGTGCTCACGCAAGCATCCTTTCCGCCGTACGAAGGATCCAGGGAGTGGAGTTTCTTGCGCTTGCCGATGCCCCATTGTGCCCGTTCGTGCGCGTGGTGCTCCCGGCAGAGCTGGCGGGTGATGACACGGTTTACGGCCATGCCAAGCTTCATCACGCCTTTTACCAGCTTGTAGTAATCGTAGGAATCCAATCCCTGATCGTGCTCAATGCGCTTAGCAAACGAACGACCTATCAGCTTTGGGTAAGGTTCGGGTGTTCCTTCTGGCACATCGAAGTTTGGTGAGTCGGTTCCGACAAGGTTAATGCACCGTCCACCCATGAACCGCGTATCCCAACAGGATGTTACTTTAGGCTCGCCTATCGACGCCCATCCATCCTTTGGTTCTCCCGAAATGGAAAGTTGGTCGTCGGGATCTCCCTTTGGGTTTCCAGAACCTATGATCTTAACATGAGGATTACTAAATAAATGTGGCCAACTACGAGAAAAACTACTTTCCATGAAAGAAAGTTCGTCCGCTACAAAGAAAATGTAATCCTGCTTTGCTCCCGCGAGTACGCTATCTCCAACGTATGTGCCACCTCGGTAGCAAGGGCGACATATACAACCACACCTGAAATCACGACCGCCTTCTTCTACGTCATCGGTGGCTATGGCGCGTTTATATTCCACCAGATTTCCAGCGAGTGTAGGCCAAAGCTCAGAAGCCTGCTTCCAAAGTGTTTTGAGTTCTGCCCAGCAACCAATGTCCAATTTTTCCAGTGTGGTGCTGGACAAGATAACCATTGTCTTGTGAGGGCGAGCGAAATAGTTGATCAGGCAGAACTCTACGGAATGACTCGTTTTCTGGGCCGAGGCACAGCCCATCAATATAGAAACGTCATTCTTGATGAACTCGCGGTACATCAAATCCGTCCAGCGGTGACGGTATCTGTGTGGCCATAGAAGCTTTCGGGCATTCATCAAATGCTCGAATAGTCCAAGCCCTTTGCCCTTGAGCGTGCCACCGGCAGCGATCATTCCTAGCTCCACATCGAGATCGTTGGTTCCCGTAGGCCAGTTCAAATCGTATCGTCGCATTGCGTAATCTTTCAAATCTCCTTGACAGGAAACAGCCTGTATGTCAATAGCGGCTTGGGTAATCCGCTGTTTCGGTAATCGACCTTATGAGCACTTTAAGCTGCTGTTCGCCTTGCGCCACCGTCCAGACGGTTCAGATCCCAGGCACGGAAGGAGTTTCAGGTGTTGATGGCCAAAACGGGATCAATGCGTACACCACGACCACGGCGGATTTCGTCACCGACAATGCGCTTAATGTCGTGATGAACGTGGAAAGCTCCGTGTGGATGGTCATTGGCCAAATCCTCATCGTGGGCGTAGGCGTGGGCGGCGGTGGGAGTGGCCCGGCGCATCTCAAGGTCATGGGCCTGCCATCGTCCACTTCGGCCAGCGTGCTTTACCTCGACATTTCCGGGGACATTGGCAACGCGCAAACGATTCTCGCCGGTTCAACCGTAAGCCCAAGCGCAGTTTAATCCCGTGTTCCTCAACTCGGGAGCCATCCAAAATCTTAGACGGGCGCTTGCGTCCAGTTCCGGGGTAAACCTGCCCATCCCTCCTGCACCTCCAGGCAATCAGGGAACTGCTGGCCCTCAAGGAAGTTCCGGGGCGCAAGGTGCTCAAGGCGATCAAGGGAATACCGGGAGCCAAGGTTTTCAAGGCGATCAAGGCAGTCAGGGCACGCAAGGCGTTCAGGGTTCGGTGGGTTCTCAAGGTCCGCAAGGGGATCAAGGTTCCGCCGGCGCTCAGGGTGACCAAGGATTTCAGGGCGACCAAGGCGTGCAAGGCTCGACTGGATCGCAAGGGCCTCAAGGCTTTCAAGGCAACGCTGGCGCTCAAGGTGTGCAGGGCACTCAGGGCACCCAAGGAACCCAAGGCGTAACCGGATCACAGGGGAACCAAGGCGATCAAGGTGATGCTGGACCGCAAGGCGATCAGGGAGATGCCGGGGCACAGGGCGATCAAGGATTTCAAGGTACGCAAGGAACTCAGGGCACAACTGGGGCACAAGGTAATCAGGGTGATCAGGGCTTCCAAGGAACACAGGGAACGCAAGGCACTCAGGGAACGCAAGGAAATCAAGGCAACCAAGGCTTTCAAGGAAATCAAGGGAATCAAGGTTCACAGGGATTTCAGGGTACTCAGGGGAACCAAGGCAATCAGGGGTTTCAGGGCACACAGGGTAATCAAGGGAATCAAGGTTTTCAAGGAACCCAAGGGAATCAGGGAAACCAAGGAACACAGGGGACTCAGGGCGTTCAGGGAACGGTTTACTACTACGGCGCTCAGGGTGGGCAGCAAGGTATTACGAGCACGACATTGGTAAATATCGGTGGACTTGTGGTGGCCCTACCCGGATCGGGAACTTACGCTTTCGACGCTTGCATTCCGTGCAATGCTCAGACCGGAACCAATGGCGCTCAGTTTGGGGCGCAGTTCAGCGGAACAACCACATCGCTTGAGTGTGAATGTTTAGGCAACCAAAGCGGGGTAACGTTAGTTACTCGCATCACCGCTAAAAACACGGCTGGCGGAGTTGTTTGCAATGTGTCAGCGGTGGATTGGATGGTGCGCATAACCGGATTAGTCATCGTCACAACCAGCGGCAATTTCTCGATACAGGCATTGAAGGTAACAAGCCAAACGCTTTTCATAAGACCAGGATCGTTCGTGATTCTGAACAAAATCGCGTGAAGATTTCACTTTTCACACCCTCTCATCACACTGACTTTCTGGATGAAACGTACGCATCTATCAAAGAGCAATCGTTCACGGCTTGGGAGTGGCTTGTTTTGCTGAATAACGGCGCGGAGTATCAGAACAACGACCCGCGAGTGAAGATTGTTAAGGACGATACAGGAATCCGCGATGTTGGCTATCTGAAGCGCACGGCTTGCCGTCATTCCAGCGGAGATGTTCTGTTGGAAATGGATCACGATGATACACTTTTGCCGGGAGCTTTGGAAGAAACAGCCAAGGCGTTCTCTGATCCATCCGTGGATTTCGCCTACAGCAACACAGTCAACTATGATGTTCGCTGCAATTCCCCAGTGACATGGGATCAGCGTTTTGGATGGAGTTATCGCAACCTAAAGGTAGGCGACAAGGAATGCGTTGAGGCGGTATCATCCGATCCTTTCCCGCAGAGCATCAGCCGGATATGGTTCGCTCCCAATCATCTCAGGGCGTGGAGATCGTCTAGCTATTGGAAGGTGGGCGGCCACAACGCCACGATGAAGATCACCGACGATCACGACCTCATGTGTCGGACTTACATCGCGGGGAAGATGCAGCACATAGACAAACCGCTTTACTTTTATCGCGTTCACGGCGGAAACACTTGGCTCCAAAACCAGGAGGAAATCCAAGAAACGATGTTCCGGTGCCATGACAAGTACATCGAACCCATGATGATGAAGTGGGCCAAGGAACGCGGGTTACGCTGCATTGATCTGTGCGGTGGAGTGAATCCGGCTGGTGGATTTGAATCCGTGGACTTGGCGAATGCGCAGATCAACACCGACCTGAATGAACGGTGGCCGTTTGAAGATAACAGCGTCGGAGTGATTCGCGCTCATGATGCCGTGGAACATTTGCGGAATCCAATTCACACGATGAATGAGGCTTACCGCGTGCTGGCACACGGTGGCATGTTCGATATTCTTGTGCCTTCAACGGATGGCCAAGGTGCATTCTGCGATCCTACGCATGTATCGTTTTGGAACTACAGATCATTTCGTTACTACACTCAAGGCGTGTTCAGAAGGTTCATACCGTCATACGTTGGAAGGTTCCAGCAGATCAAATTACGGGATATTCGGATGTGGGATGACCTGCCGTACGTTTCTGCGCATCTGATTGCTTTGAAGGATGGACCACGCTATTACGGAGAGGTGTTAATCTAATGGAACGAGCTAAGTTCCAATCTAAAGAACTGGTCGATTACATCTTTTCGGCTCCGAAAGGAGTTAATGCGGGAGTAGATCCTATCACGCTGCCCAAGGATCAGCTTTCCAATGGTGTAAACATCACGGTTCGAGGTGACTTCATCCGACCTCGCCCCAAGTTCAGGAAAATCGATCTGTCTTTCATCGGCTACGATGGGAACACCGTTCAGGAGAACATGGAACAGGGCAAGTTTCAGGGTGCGTGCGTGTATAACCCGGATATTGGGCTGGATTCGCTGATGGCCAGCATTTCGGGACGGCTGTTCCGGTTCTGGATTTCGGACGATACCGCAATCGTAACCGATGAGAGCATTCCGGGCGACTTGGACGATCCTACGCAGAATATCGCGTGGCTGATTCAGGCGGAACAGTGGATTATCAAGACGGACGGCACCACAAAGCTTCCGCTGTTCTACAACGGAATCAGCAGCGTGAGAAGTGCAGGCGTGGGATCGATTACTTACACTTCAACCGTCATTACTTCGTTCAGTGTTCCAAATCTCGGGAGCCAGGTGTTCGATCCCGATGGAGTCACGCCTAAGAATATAACTCTGAATGCTCCGTTTACCGGGAGCGTTGGCGACGTGATTACCTTCTCTCCCGTGGGTGGGTTCTTGGTTACGGCGATTTCGGGTGCAGATGTTCAGTTAAAGAATTACAACGCTACACCCGTAGGCGCATCCATCAAATCGGGATACACCGTCACATGGACTTCGCTTGGTAACCAACTCCCAGCAGGCAGGCAGCTAGTCTACGGACTTGGCCGCGTGTGGATGGCACTTACAGACGGAAAGCAATTCATTGCCGGGGATCTCGTCGGTGGCGCGTCGGGCACGCTTGCCTACAACTTCCGTGATTCGGTGCTGAACGTGACGGAAAACACGTACCTGCTTGGCGGTGGCAATTTCACGGTGCCGGGTAGCTATGGTGAAATCCAAGCCTTCTGCTTTTCGGAAACGTTGGACTCGTCACTTGGCCAAGGTGCGTTACAGGTGTTCACGCGCAACGTGGTGTTCTCCTGTAACGCTCCGGTGGACAGGCTTACGTGGCAGGACTTGAAGAATCCCATCCTCACCGAATCAAGCAAAGGCGGTGGCGCTCTCTCGCAGTGGTCCACAACCAACGTCAATTCCGACATTATCAGCCGCAGCAATGACGGGCTGCGATCTTTGTCCTTGGCACGCAGGGATTTCAACACTTGGGGCAATACACCCATTTCCCGAGAGGTTCAGCCGCAGCTTGATCGGGACTCAGAGGATTTGCTTCGGTTCTGTTCCGGGTGCGTGTTCGACAATCGACGCCTTACCACAACCGAGCCGGAACTTACCGACCGTGGAACCATCTGGAAGCGGATTATTCCGATCAACATGGATCAGAACTCCAACCTCCAGGGGAAAGCTCCATCAGTCTACGATTCACTTTACTGGAGTGGACTAAACGTGTTCCAAGTCCTTTCCGGTGATTTCGATCACAAGAAACGGTGCTTCGCTTTCACGCTTAACAAGCGCAATGGGAAGATTGAGCTTTGGGAAGTGCTGCCGTCTGCTGACCCTGAAATTTATGATAACGGTGATACCCGTGTCGTTTGGGGTTTCGAGGCGATGCTGGATTTCGGTCAAAAGGATCCGCGCAACCGCGAACGACTCAGGCTTGGCCAAGCGGAGCTTTACGTTGACGCGCTCAAAGGGCTGGTCGATTTCAACATCTACTACAAGCCCGATTCATGGCCATGCTGGATCCCGTGGGCGAGCTGGCAGGAATGCTCTGAAAGCACAGCTACCGTAGGCGCTCCATCCTTCCGGCCATTCATGGGTGTTCCAGAACCCGATCCCGGTCCATGCGATGAAGAAAACGACCGTCCATTGCGCGAGGGGGGCGTGTTCATGGTCCGCGTTGTCATTGCGGGTCAATGCACATTCAAGGGTATGCGTGTAGGGGCGAACACGGTTCCGCAACCGCATTGGATGCCGCCAGTGTGCGATCCAATCTGTCCCGGCCAGAGGATTATCGCGGCGGATCTAAGCCCAACCATCCGTGGTCCGGGCAGTCCGGGCGGTGGCAGCAGTGAACCGCCTCCGCCTCCTCCGTCACCAAATGATGCCGTGCTTATTGGTGGTGAAAGCGGTATAGAAGTGATCGGCGGTGAGGGTGGCGAGGAGTTGGGTGGTGAATGATATGAAAAACCTATTTCTATTTCCGATGCTATTGCTGGCCTTGGTAGTCAGTGGTCAGACGGTTAAAAAGACCAGCGAATATCCAAATACATCGACCCCCTTAACCAGTGATTTGTTTCTTGTGGCAAGGCCGGGATCTCCGGGAACAAACCTGAACATCTCTTGGTTGCAAATGCACAGCAATCAAACCTTCTATGGCACTACCACATTTGCCGGGGATACCAACAGCACGGGCAACGTCTGGGAAGGCGATCAGTTCTTCCAAAACGGAAACGTCATATTGTCCAACGCATGGTTTGTTGGTCCAATCGACGCTACCAATGTTTTCGGCACAACCTTTGGCTACGATACCAACCAGAACATAGAGACTCCAGACCTTGGAGATTTGACTCTGCTGGTAAGGCCGGGAGATACCAACTACAACATTACTTGGTTGCAGGCGCACAGCAACCAGACCTTCTACGGCACAACTACGTTTGCTGGCGGTATAACCAATTCAGGACCGAACATCTGGAATGGGGATCAGTTTATTTACGATGGGAATGTAACCGTATCCAACGGTTACTTTGTCGGACTAATCAACGCCTCAAATATAGTGGGATCTTCTGCTGGTCCAACGTACGGAAGCAATGTGATTGGGTCCGTGCTGGAAGCTTCTCACGCTACGAATGCGGACATGGCCACCCTAGTCTCAACGTCGCCACTGACAAACGCCGTCTACGGAAGCAACATAGTTGGACAAGTGGCTGATGCTTTCAATTCCGCAAATGCAGATTCGGCCACTTACGCAATCAACGTCCTTTACACGACCAACATAGGGTCTACCACGATAGACTTTGGTTCACTTTCTAGGTACGCAGGATTCTCCACCAATGCCGCTTTTAATTGGGCTGGGTTCATAAACAAATCAGCGGAGAAACCCCAGTCAATGTCCAGGGGAGTTACCAACTCCAGCGGGAGCACGTTCGCGGTTGGGGTTCCGGCTAACTGTCACCTTCAAGGCACTTCATTCGTTACGAACGTCACGATGTTCAGCTTCTGGTACGACCCGCTTTGGAACTACACAAATTGCATAGCCTATCCGCTGTTTTAGATGAATCGCATCATTTTAGCATTTGTGCTGGTTGCGGGTTCGGCCTTTGGGCAGGCGTTCACTTTCCTCGACATGGCGTGGATGGGGAAAATCGCTACCCCGGTTCAATCTGGCGGCGGATCTGGATTCACCACGATCACCAATGTTCCGGGTTATCCGACTCTAGCGTGGTATCGTTCCGACTTCGTAACGACCAACGGAGGGAACAACTACACGTGGGTTAATCTGATGGGGAACACCCTGTACGATTTAACCAACAAGGGTGCTGCCAGTTCGTGGCCTACTAGGGTTTCGGCGGATTTGAACGGGTTCGACGCTTTGAACTTCGCCACGGCGGCAAGTCAGTACGTGAACAGCCAAGGGCTAACTGCTACCCAGCCCACGGAATATTTCATGGTGTGCAAGTGGAATGTGGCTGCTACTCCCGGAGGGGTGTGCTGTTACATCGACGGGAATAACGGTGGAAGGAATACCGTTTACTACGACAATGCGGGTGATTTTGGATACTTCTCTGGATCCAGTCTGGTAAAGAAACCATCGGGAAATAATTACTACTTCATCTGGGATGCAGCATTCAACGGTATCGCCTCGGTGATACTCACGAACAACGTGATCGTGGCTACCAACACCACATCACCGGGGGCAAACAACCTGAACGGACTCTATGTAGCCAGAGACTTTACGGGCGGCGGTCAGGTTCCGTTAAGGGTTATCGATTTCATAATTTACTCCACCAACCTTTCCGCCGTGATGCGTTCCAACGTCTGGTTTAACCTCAAGACCAGATACGGCTTATGAGCGTCTGCCGAACATGCGAACCCAGTCAGGATTGCGTTGATAATGCATTCAATTATTCGCTGCAAGAGGACTCGTTCTTTTGGGTGCTGAATTGTCCACCGGGTTTCTTCTGCGGCGGCAGGGATTCGCTCACGCTGGTTTGCTGCGATGGTGCGGTTCAAAGCGTGCTGTTCCCCGCCAGCGCCGATGAGGACACGCGCCAACGGCTGATCGACGGGTTGATAGGCGAATGCTTGCGCAAAGGTTGTGGTCCACCTCCACCACTTTGCCTTACTCCGCCATGCACACCGCCCCCCGTAACGTTGTATTTCAACGATCCGCAGTCATGCACTGTTCTTTGCCCTGACGGAACTCCTTTCACCTACACGGTGGAAACTGGATTGGTGTTGGCCTTCGAGCGCGAGGAAGCTAATCGAGTTGCCAAGCTAAGGGCGTGCGAATTGGCTCACCAAGAGCTTACGTGCCTCGCGCTATCGGACATGGCTCCGTGCTTGTGCGTGGGATCATTCTACAACTCACCAATTATCGCCACGGGAATACAACCCTCAGATCACAAGCTTACGTGGAGTGCGAGTGGAATAATTCCACCGGGGCTTACACTGCAATCGGGAACCATTCCAGGAAACTCGACATTCTTACGAGGCACACCAGTTTTGCCGGGATTGTTTACATTCACCATAACCGCGACGGCTAGTAATGGAGCTTCGTTCAGCAAGACTTACGTGTTCTATGTCGTTTTAATAACCACGACGAGCCTGCCAGATTTCACCATAGGTTCTCCATACTCCTTCCAGCTTCACGCGACGGGCGGTGGTGGAAACTTCACTTGGGATATTATAAGCGGAACCCTACCCGCTGGTATTGTGTTCGATCCTACCGGATTGTTGCATGGCACGCCGACCGCTGGAGCTGGAGGTGCAATCACCTTCTCGGTTACCGATCTAACGTGCGAAACAGTGGAACAAAGGGCGGTTACACCGCTCGTAAGAATGTCCACGGTTAGCACGACTCGGATCGTGCGCAAGATCGGGTATCCAGGGTTTACGGGTGACAATGTTTATCACCGGATGACTTGGAGCGGATTCGCCACCCAAACGAATAGCCCAGCATCCGATCTTTCTACCACTTGCAGCGTTGCCAGAATTGACTACTCGGGGAGTTCCTTCTTGGATAATCGCGGCAACTGGACGCAGAAGCACAACAAGAACCTAAGCCGTTCGTGCCCTTCAGCCCCCAATCCAGCCATAAGCCCCATAGATGTCAGCGGTGTGACCACGGGCCAAGGATTCAATCCGGGTATCCCTCCAACTGATCTTGGATACTGCTACAGTCCTGACCCGAGGTGCTGCAATCCATGCCCGGAAACGCTTACCCCGGTGGGTAACTACGCAAAGAACAACACGGCGGATAGCACTGAGGGAATGTTCTACTGGGATGGGTTCACCCATTTCACGGCGATTGACGAAACTCACGGTGCGGCGAATGGAGTGTCCATCGATCTTGCGCACTACTTCCCCGGACAGGTTCAGAACTTCCCAACCGAAGTTATTAACGGCTTGGAAGCGAATTGGGTTCAATTACGAACGGACGCGGCTTACGCCATGGAGCTTTCGGAGCAAGTGACCGACGCCGAAGCTGAGTCAGTTGCTACCGTGATTGTATCCACCGGGAAGATTGCGGAATTTCTCCATGACTTCACACGAACGAGAGGCACAGCGCCGAACTCGATTTATTCACGGTATACTTCCGTGGCGTTCACATTGGCCGCAAGCAATCTGGTGCCGGGTAGAACCTACACGGCTCGGGTTCAGTTCAAATACTCGACCGGGGTTACGGTGACCCAGACCTATACTTTCATCGCAAGCGGCGGAACGCACAACGTGGTAGATAATATTCCGACCCCAACTCAGGGCGTGACCATTGAGGTTAGATCGCCAAGTATAAATTATGCTTAACCTATGTCATGTGTACGCTCCTTAACATTAAGCCCGGTTGTTTCATCTACTGATATGCCGCTCGATTCAGCCATAGTAGCCACCAGTACCATTGCTGGCGGAACTCTCATCTTTGGGGTGCGTGGACCGTACGTGATGCGAATCAATGCCACTACGGGGGCGCTTATTGCTTCTGCCAAGATTGACCCGCAGATGACGGGTCCAACCTCCATCGCCTACAATTCCGTCACTGATCGACTTCTCATTGGTGGCTGGTGCAGATTGTTCCCCGGCGTAACCGACAACGATCCCGGACCGTTCTCGTTCAACAATTTCTTCTATCTCTACACGGTAGACCCATCAACGCTCTTGGTTGATTCGTCGGTGAACCTTCGCCCAATCATCGGTGGAACCAGCAGTGCTGCCGGGATTTCTCAGGGACCTTGGGTGATGAAGTGGCTGGGCATCGGAGGCTTTGAGGGGCTTTATGGCATTCACCACGATCCGACAGTTTCATTTTTGTGGCGCTACGGAATGTCCACGGTCATCACGGGAAACGGGCATCACGGAGCGTCAACGTGCGTCGGTAACATATCCAACGACTTTGCTTGGGATGGCTCGAACAGCATTTACTGGGCACGATCCCAAACCGAGGAAGTTTCGCTTTTGGACATGACCCAGAACAACGGACTGAGCTGGCTCATAACCGACTCATTCAGCCTTTGGAGCGGCGACAGTTCAATTCCATTTGGCATCGAAGTAGCTCCTTCCACCGGGGACATTTATGCCGGGACTCAGAACGGTTTGATCAAGCGCCTGAATTACTCAGCGGGATTCACGCTGGTAAGCAGCCTGAATACGACGATGGGAAATACCATCTTCAAGGTGCGCTACAATCCTTTTGATGGACTCCTGTACTGCCCGTGCTTCGCGGAGGACAAGGTTGCGGTCGTAGACCCGGCGACCATGGCGCTTTCGGGGATCGTGCGAACCGGATTTGATTCGCCTTGGGACGTGATCTTCACCTCGACCAAGAAGTGGGTTGTGCAGGCGGGTAACTTAGGAATCAAAGAACTGATCTAGCCATGCCTAACAACTATTTTCCAACTACCGGCATGAGCACGGCGCACGCTGGAACTCAGGGCGCTCCATCTAGCAGCGGCTATACTTTAGGGGTGGTGAACATTCTGCCTAACAATCAGCCGTATTATGTGCCGGGTTCAGACAAGAGCACAACGTATGCGCCGGGGGTTATACCGGATCTATCCACCCCACCCCCAATTAACCCGAATGTTTACAAGATGGGGCAACAGCACTTAGACCAGTGGCGAAACGATTTCTATGGAGGGTCGGGGGTGCCTTATAGTGCGCCAGCGCAGGACACGCAAGCGCAGTCTCAACCTCAGAATATAGCACCACAGAACCCGAACAACCAAGGCGACATTCCGAACGCCAATCAGAATCCTGCAACCAATTTCGACCTGAACGCCTTTCTTTCATCCATTCAGTCACCTACAGGTGGCAGCGATTCTACGGTTGCTAATAACCTGTTTGGGGTGCTCAATGGTAGTCCATCAAGTGGCACCGGGCGTTACAGTTCGGCAACCAACTGGTTAACGGGTCCACAGCAGCAGACTTAAAAGCTTATGCTTTCGCCAAGTTCATTAACTCTGGGGGCACTGAAAAACAGCAGCGTGATCAATATCGCTGGGGTGTGCGCCAATGGTTCCCAATTCGTCCAGAACGTCAATGAGGCAGTTCAGAGGCTCATGACCTACGGATCTTGGTACGCGACCTTGGTGAAGGGCAGGCTGTGCGTTTACGAGAATTGCCTTGCGTGGCCGCGATGGGTGGGAACGGTTTTGGCCACGAATATCAACGGTCAGAATAGGCGCATTCAGAACAATTGGTACGAGTTCATGCCGGTAAGTTCAGGCGAGTGTTGCTACGGAGGCAGCTACGCGGTGGGGAATTGGCGCAGCAATACGACCGTCATTGACGAAGGAATTTCTCCTGTGTTCCAAAATGTTCCATGTGGAATAGCGTGTCAGCTTCAGATTCATACACGCTTACGGGCTGACTTCGGAAAGACGATGACATTTTACGGAATCGACGGAAATGGCCAGCAGGTGCAGACCAAGAACGCCATTGGCCAGTGGCAGGATGGAGTGACGATATCGCTTGGCAGTCCAGACGTGATTACACTGCCATATTTCAGCGAGATTACCCGCGTTTCCAAAGACATAACCGTGGGCATGATCGATGTGTATGCGGTGAACCCTGACACGTTCGCCCTGCTGGACGTTGCGCACTATGAGCCGAGCGAGACGGAACCGCGCTACAGGTTTTCCAAAGTTCATGGACCGTACACGCGGGTAAACAATCAGCCTACGCAGATTGAGTTTCTGGCTAAGTTGCAATTCGTGCCCGTGGTGCTGGACTCAGATATCGTCCAGATCGACAACATCGAAGCGATTAAGCTCATGATGATGTCAGAGCGGTTAAGCGAGACGGGAGATACCGACGCGGCTACCAAGAATCAGGTGTTGGCCATCAAAGAACTGAACCGCCAACTCGCGGAGAAATTACCGTTGCAGCAGATTCCAATTCGGATGGATCCATTTGGCACCGCACCCCCGTCACTCGCTGGCATCGGTCAGTTAATGTAGAAAGAGAAAATTTATGGCAATTCCCATAGGCTGGACTTACAGCAGTCCTTACTCACCAAAGTCGGCAGCACCCCCGGCTACTGGAGGTCCATTCGCCAACTACATTGCCGCGCACACCCCGCCTGCACCTGCTCCCGCTACGGGATTGCCGTCCACCACACCGGGCACATTTACAGTGAATCCCCCACCGCAAGCAGGCCAAGGCGCGTACGGTGCCGTGCCGGGGCCAATCGGCATTCCGCCGAACCTTTACCAAGGTGTGGAGAGCATCTATCCAGGACTCGCGGGGGCGACGGGTAATGCTGCGAATCTCATTGCGAGCCAGATGCGCGGTGAGTTTACGCCTGAAACTGAATCCTCACTCTGGAACATTGCCAACACCTACGGCGTGGCCAGTGGAATGCCGGGGGCTGGATTGTGGTCGAACAAGTTCATGGGTAATGTCGCGGGTGCGAAAGAAGCCTTGCAGCAAAAAGGCTTGGAAAACCTGAACACGACTACGGGCAATCTCAGCCACATGGTTACAGACCCGAATCTTGCGGCATCGATTGCAGCACGGAATGCGCTTATGGCATCGGCACCCAATCCGGCTGAAGCAGTGGCTGCTCAGCTCGCTCAATACTACAATGCGCTAACGGCAGGGCAAAACCGTGGCTACAATCCAGCAGGTGGAACCGGCGCACATCAGCCGATTACCTTCCCGAACATTCCAACAGGTTCGCCTGCACTGCCGGGGTATGTTCCTCCGGTTGGTCCACCGGCCATTCCGGGTCAGGTTCCATCGGTGAACACGTCCAACTTCTACGACGATATGCCGCAGTGGGAGTATCCCGAGCTTTACGATCCGGCCAACTCTGACCTGTATAATGCCGGTGGTGGAAGTGGCGGCTACGGTGATTTGTATAACCCGGATTTGGGTTATCAGGACTATCCAGAACTGTGGGATCAGTCATACGATCCCTATGCTGAACTGGACAACTTTCCATAAATGAAAGGCTAATGCGATGGCTCTCGACACTTTGCCTCCGTGGTTGAATGTTCAGCCGCACGATTTCCTCAATGCCGCTTCGAGTGGCTTGCAAACCGGGCTTCACATTGCCGACATGCAGAACATGGCGAGCGAACGTGCCGCGTCACGAGAAGCCGAATCGCAACGCCAATCCGATGCCCACGCTTTGGCGATCTGGGAAATGCAGAATCGTATGGCGATGGAGCGCGAACGAGCGGCGGCTGAGATGGAACAGCAAAAGGCGAATCGGGATGCGCTGACGGCATATCGTTCGGGTGAGCTTGATGTGCAGCGTGGGCGGTTGGCCGACTCTCAGAAGTACCACGAAGGAATGATTACCTCCAAGGGTGAAATCGAGAGCCGTAAACAAGCCGCACAGCAAGCTTTCGCCAAGGCGTATCAGGACAACACTACCAAAGGCATGAAGCCCGGTGAGGCGTACCAAGGCGCTTTGCTTCAATCCCCAGATTTGCTTTCAGCTACGACACTTCAAGGCGGGTTCGGTGCTAAAGAACGACCAGATCCGCAGCAAGCTTTCGGCAAGCTCATGGCTGGTCGTGCGTACGGTGCCTTGTCTGCCGCGAAGAAGGCGTATCAGGCGAGCGTGCCGGGTAGTGCCGATAGAGACGAAGCGGCGAAGGACATTGAGAATGCCACGAAAGCTTTTACTCAGTACGCTGGAATGGCTACTAACGCTCCATCTGCCGCGACTGGTTCCGCGCAAGAGGTTACGCGCCTGACCAAAGACGGTAGGCAGGCTATATTCGACGCCAGTAGCAAGAAGTTTCTGCGGTTCGCCGATGAAGTTCCCAGCACGGCTGGGCAACTCGACGCAACCGACGAACTGGACCAAGAAGAATGACCCCTACGTGGGACGATACTAATCCGGTGGATGCGGCAGAACCCGATTGGGATAACACAACCCCGGCAGAGGTTGGCGCACTGGACACTAGCAAGCTCAAGATTAGTCCATACGAACAGGCCAAGCTCGAAGGACGCGATGAGGGTCCGTACGCGGGTGGCGAAGGCGCACGCCAAAGGAACCTTGAAGAAGCTGGGGCGCTCTATGCTTCGTTACTGGAACCGCCGATGCGTATTCCGCGCATTGAGGCAACCAGCACGGCAGGAAAGCTTGCGGCTGCTCCGGTCAATGTGGCTAGTGGATTACTGGAATCCATCGCTTCCCCGGTTGGGCTGGCTACGCTACCCCTGCTTGAAGCAAAGGCCGCTGCCCCACTTATCAAAGGCGTGTTCGGATCCTTGGCGGTGCGTGATGCTGCCCAGCGATTAGGTGAGGCATCGGTTACCCGAGACCCAGGGCAAGCCGCCGAAGGCTTTCTTACCGGCGCATTGGGCGGAATCGCATTGCCTGAGGGAACCTTGGCAGGATTGTATCGAGCCGCTAAAAGTCCAATCGAACGGGCGCGAATAGACCGCACGATCAGGCGAGCCGAGGAAGCCATACCGCCGCGTGAACCTGTTCCTGAAACGCCGGTTGTTCCTGAACCTGTTCCCGAGACGCCAATAGAAGAACCGAAAGGAGAACCCAATGCCGTTCCAGTCGGAGAGCCAGCGCCGCTACCTGTGGCTGAAACACCCGGAAGTAGCGAAGAAGTGGGCGCACGAATATCCGGGGCAGAAGAACCTGCCAATGCACAAGGCGAAGTCCTACCAGAGCGCGAACAAGTACCGGAAGAAGTAGCACCTGTTCCTGAACCCGTCGCGGCTGCTAAACCCGCGACGAATTGGGAGCTATTCAACGAGGAATTAGCCGACAACCTTGACTCGTTTTCACCAGCTCGGGACACGGGCAAGATTGACTACGATTTGCGCGATGTTGCGGATCGGTTCACGGAATACGCCAAGGCCGACACAAGCGGCAAGCCAGTGCATAAGCTGGTGTCCGATTTCGCTAAGGTGGATGAAGCTTCGGATTCTCAGATACGCAAGTTGAGACAGGCGGTTAAGGCTATTTCAGCGCAAGAACCAGTTGCGCCTGTGGCCGAGGCTGCGCCTGCTCCGGTTGTGGAGGAAGTGAAGCCCAAATCTTTAACCGAGGCTGAATCCGTAAAGCTGGCCGAACTTACCAACAAACTAGATACCAACCAGAAGCTAACCGCAGCCGAATCCAAGCGGTATCGAGCGCTTTTGGATAAGGCTAAAGCACAACCCGAGATTGCCGAAAAGCCACAGGTTGAGTCAGGAATGGAAGGCCCAGGTTCTCCGTCGATTACCCAGCCACCCGATCCCGCCACGATGGGCTTGGATACCGGAAGCCCGATCTACAATCGTATCAAGGCGCACTACGAGATGTTCACCAAGGGCATTCGCTCGATGTACCAGCGTGGCGCGTCCAAGGATGAGATGGCACTTGCCGCGAATCAGACCGATACACTTCCGGGTTCTGCTGCGAACCGTGCCAAGAATGGGCTAGTCATGGCCATACCTAAGCCAGCGGACAGATCCGCGACAACCTTGGTCATGCAGGCGCTTAAAATGTCGCCTACCGATCCCGTGTCATACCTGAATACCAAAGCTCAGGACATGGTTACGGCAGCGCAAGTGTTTCGCCGTCGAGGTTCCGGCATGGACCGACTACAGGCTGAAGGTGCGGCTAAGCTCGCCATAACCTACAAGCACGCGGCGGATAATTTCCCGCACCTTGTAACGGAAGCCAACGAAGCCAAGGGCAGGTTCGATTCCCAGTTCAGCCGGGATCAAGCGGCAGGGCTGACAACCGATTACGAGCAGTGGTACGTGCCGCAACGGTGGGACATGGATTTGCTCCGCAGCGGCGATGGTTCGTTCATCGTGGGCGGCGGCGGTAAAACTGGCAACAGTTCGTTCAAGAAATCCAAGGTGTTCCCTGACTACGCGAGTGCGATTGAATATGCCGTAGCCAATCCCGGCGAGTATTTCATTCCACGAACCCTGGACGTTTCCGACTTGCTTCAGCACCGCGTTCTATCCAGCGAAAGGCAGATCGCCAAGGCGTCATACTTCAGCGACTTGGGTGCATCTGGCGTAACCGATCCTGCCACTGGACAACCCGTGTTCCTCAATGTCGCACGCGGAAAAGAACCACGCGGTTACACTGGGTTTGAAGTCATGCCCGGTAAGTTCGTGGCCATTCACAACGGCTATGAGCCAATGTTCAGGGCGTTATTTGGCAGAAGTGGATTTGCCGGGTCCGCACCGATAGAAGCTTTGCGTTCGATTGCCGCCGTGGAGAAATCCGCTGGACTAGCCTTGGATACATTCCATCTAAGCCGAGTGCTTCAGGGTGGACTCGCGTTGGCGAACAAGCTTTACCTCGGGAAAACCCTCAAGAAAGGCTTGGCACTCTCTGAGTATTCTCCCGCCGATCTGCGTCGTGCCGTGGCATCGGGCGCTATGGACCCGGAAGTAGCCGACTACGCACTCACTCCAATAACCATGGAAGTTCACGGCGCTCCCGTGACGATGACGCGCTACGAGCTGGTTCAGAACTTGATGAAGCACGGGCTGAACAATGGTCGATCCGTGGATGCCATTTACAAGGAATGGATCCACGAAATGCCGCTGATCGGTAAAACGCTGCATGGCGTCAACAAGTTCGTGTTTGATCAGATGAGCCGAAGCGCCATCAATGATTCCGCACAAATCGAGTTTCAGCGTATCGCCAAGGCACGACCGGACATGACGGGCGATCAGGTTGCCAAAGAGGTTGCCAAGAACATAAATGCTTTCTTCGGTAACATCGGCAAAGAAAGTCCGCTGAAGAATCCCGAGACTCGCACGCTGCTGAATGTCATTTTCCTAGCCCCAAACTGGGTTTACTCGCTTGCGGCACGCGAAGTCATGGCGGCAAAAAACATCGTTGGATTGCCCATAGATGCGATTCGTGGCAGGCCCGTTCACATGGCCAGCGCAGCCAAGGGCATAGGCACCGGGCTTGCATCCTACTTCTTGGCTACGCAACTTCTGAACCTTTACACGCGGCACCATCTCACGATTGATAATCCCGAGGAAGGACACAAGATGGATGCGTGGATACCCGATTTTAGCGGCAAGGGTGGAAAGGGATTCTTCATTTCTCCGCTATCCGTGTTCGGGGAAATCACGCATGACATTATCCGATTGCGTCATACCAAGGGCGACTACGGTTCTGCGATTGACCAGATTGCCATGAACAAACTTGGGAATCTTGGGCGAGCGATTTACACCTTTGGGGCAGGGCGCGATCCGCTGAGCCATGCCAAGCTTACTGGATTGGGTTCGCGTGCGGCCAACGCTGCGGTGCAGCTTGCGCCGTTGCCGATCATTGCCTCTACCCCTGGACGCATGGCCTTGTCCGCTGCTAGTGGTGGTCGAGTGATGCAGCCACCGCAAGGTGCGGTTCAGCGTCAGCTGACCGCAAGCATGGGATTCAAGACTGAGGCAGCACCATCTGCCCAGAACGAACTTTACACGCTTGCGCGGGAATGGATGGCAAGCAGCAAGGATCCGAAGGTTCAAGCGCAGTATGCGGAGAAGCTGAAGCACGACGATCCGGCTGGTGGTCCGTTCAGGGATTTGAAGATGGCTTTGCGCAACGATGACGTGGCTTTCGCTGCCCGAGCGTACAAGGAACTGCTGGTTAACCATAAGCCTGAGAACATCAAGAAATCGTTCACGACTAAGCCGCTTTATACCGGCAGCAACGCGACGGATAAGCAGTTTTACGAAAGCCTGAATCCGTACCAGAAGGAACTCTACACCAAGGGCGCATTGCAGGAACGGCAGGATTTGTACAAGAAATTCTCCGACATGATGAAGGTCGTGTACAAGCCCAGCTTGACACCATCGCCTTAGTTTGCCTTATCTAGTGCTGTGAATAACCTATCGCCCAAAGTGCAGTTTCAGCGTGATGAGGAAGTAAAAAAGCAACTCGCCACGGTCGTTCAGTCGGACAACTTCCATACCGCACTTACGTTTGCCTTGTCGGAATTTGTCTTTCGCTCCAATCCCAGCCAAGAGGAAGTCCAGGGCGCGAGGAAGTTCATTCACGTTTTGATGGAGATTCCATTTAGCGATACCCCCATGCCGTCATTTCCGAATCGGCAGATCGATCACAGTGCATTTGATCGCTTGCAGCCACCTCAAGTCCAGTTACAACCTAAACCCGCAACCAAATAACCTATGCCATTAGAAACAACCTTAGCCCCACCGCCTGTTGCTACACCCGCTCCCGCTGAAGCCGCGCCTACCGTTGCAAGGGAATCCACATCGTTTGATGCTGCGTTCCCCGATGATGGGCTAGACGCGCCTACGCCAGCGCCAGAGCCAGCTAAACCCGCCCCAGAACTACCGAAGGACGAACCCAAGCCAGAGGCTGGCGCGTTGGAGAAACCCGCCGTAGAACCCAAGCCAGAGCCAGAGGCACCCGCTACGCCGGAAGGTGCGGACTTTGAAGCGCCGAAGGTGAGCAAGCCGAGCGAGCTGCGAAACTGGGCGAACAAGATGGGGCGTCGTGCGCAGAAGGCAGAGCAGGAGGCAAAGAAGCTTTCCGCCGAACTTGAACAGGCTCGCAACACAGCACCACGGGCTGATACGGCGAAGGTTGATGCGCTCACCAAGGAACTTGCGGCGGCACGGCAGCAAGCCGAACAATATTTGGCTGACCTCAAGAGCAGCAGCTATACCAAAGATCCGGCGTTTCAAGAGAAGTACACCGCGCCTAGGCTAAACGCGATCAAGCGTGTTTACAGGGAAATAAAGGAACTGACCGCGTACGATCCAAACCCGGAAGATCCAGAGAATCCAAAGGCACGGGATGCTACGCCGGGTGACTTCGACAAGGTGTACTTCGCGTCGAATACAACTGCGGCAATGCAAATTGCCAAGCAAATTTTCGGTGATGCGTGGCATATTGCCTTTGACGGACGCAAGGAAATCCGCCGCTTAACGGAGAGCGAGCAGGAGGCCACTCAGGAATGGAACAAGACGGCAGCCGAACGCGAGTCGCAGCGCACGGCTCAGGCTACGCAATTCGAGCAGGCGCGTCAGTCAATGTGGTCACAAGCCAACGATGCTTACACCAAGAAGCGACCGGAGCTTTTCTCTCCACGCGACGGAGACAAGGAAGGCAATGAGCTTTTGCAGAAAGGCCAGCAGTTTGCTCAAAGCGTGTTCGGCGGCAATGATGGGCTGGATCTTCCAAAGGTGGTAATGCGCGATGCGAGGGCCTACAACTGGCTTGCCGCGTTTCCGCGATTGTCCCGCGATCTGGCGAAGGAAAAGGCCGCGAATGCCGAATTGAAGAAACAGGTTGAATCATTGCGTGCGAGTGGCCCCGGTAAACCCGGTGCGGGTGCTGCCACGCCTGCTGGCAAGGAGCGCGGAAAGTTCAGCGAAGATTTCGATAGCGTTTTCGGAGCAGGGCCGTAGATTGCCTCTGCGAGTCTCCCCGTAGCCCATCGTCTTTAGCGTTTAAGGCGGTGGGCTATTTCATTTTAAGTGTTGACATAATTCTCCAATCGTGGTCTTAGTCATGCAATCCGGTGCGCAAGCGCCGTCCGTTAAAGCCGGTAAATCGAGTTAGGCGCGTTAAGCCTTAGGTACTGGCCTTCTTCCCCAGGTCGAAAAGTTTCCCGCTGTCGTAAACAACCGTCGGAGCTGCACTATAGACAGCTTCGACATAAGAAAGACTTAATTTCAAATGTCATGGGACTGCTCCTCCTACTATTCGTATATCGCTGATCGCACACCGCACTGGACGGAAGAACTTCTCCAAGACTGGTTCCCCACGGATGATGCGTGGATTGGGGCGGTCATGTCCGAACCTTGGGGCGCTTTCACCGGCACCCAGCATGTCAGGGATCGCCTGCACATGGCGGCTCCCGACCTGTCGCAAGGTTGGAACCAGTTCGACACTCAGTCGATGCTGACCAATAATGGCTTGGGCACCGCCACCGGCGAAGCCGCAGCCTGTACCACGGCGTGCACCCCGCCTGAGATTTGCGTGGCGTGGGGACTTACCCGGAGCACGTTCGACCGCTGGAGGACTTCGTACACCACGCGGCCATTCTGCTTCGATGAGATCAACACTCGCGCTTTGGCCAAGAAACAGCTTGGCGAGATTATCAGCGGCCTGAAGGACATTAGCCGCATGGTCCAGTCGGACCGGCATCGGTACGCGAGTGCGGTATTCATCGACAAAATCTACCTAGCTGGCAACGGCTTGGCCACGGTTGACGTGACCGGGGCGACCTTCACCGGCGCGGCGACCACGATGGACCTTGGCGGGGCGCTCCCGACCAGCGAACTGACCATCCAATACCTGCAACGGTTCTATGAGCCGCTTCAGGCTGAGGGTTATTTCAAAAACAAGTACGTGCCTAACGGCGTGTTCAAGCTGATCACCGACCCCATCACCAGCCAGCAGTTGACCACCGGAAATCCGGCGCTCATTGCGAATTACCGATTCACCGACTTCCAGGAGGGCGGCAAGCTGTTCAAGTACGGCATGTCCGCTGCCATCGGAAACTTCGGGATCACTTGGGATATGTGGCCGATGCGGTTCTACTATGACGAGTTCGCCGCCGTGTTCCGGCGCGTGTTCCCCTACGTCAACGTGGCGGCAGGCGCTACAGGTGGACCCACCATGGGCATCAAGAAAACGGTCAACACCCAGTATTTGCTGGCTCCTTACCAACTCTCTCAGGTGTGGCACCCAGCGGCCATGAAGCGGTACACCGTGGACTTGGCGAGCGTGAACCCCGAAATGCCGTTCCTTACCCGCGATTTGCTGGGCAAGTGGAACTTCATCGGCGGCAACAAGGATCGGTTCTTCAAGGTCATCGACCCGATTTCCGGGGATGAATGCTTGATCGACAACAAGCGTGGAAACCAAGGCGCTTTCTGGGCCGACTTTGAGGACGGCATGGAGATGCAGCGGCCTGAGTTGGTGCGGCAAATCCTGCACTTGCGCGAGCCGGGTTGCGTGGTGGATCAGGTGCCGTGCAGCGTGGCTCCTGCTTACATCACTCAGGATTACAGCGGGTGCCTCCCGCTGTGCCAGAGCTTGACCTAAGCGCACAGCATTGGTCAGGGCGGGTGCCGGTTTGAATCTATGGGCATAGGTTTCCCGGCACTCGCCTAACCGAAAGCGAAAGATTTTTTCATGATGGACATGAACGAGGCGGAAGATGCGGCTGAAAGTCCAGCAGTGGATAAGGCCGAAAACCCAAGCGTGTTTCTGTCCAAGGCTGACCTTGGCGGGAAAACATGCAAACCGGGCGATACGCTGACGCTTAAGGTCGTGGACGTGGATCAGGAAACAGGCGATGTGCAGGCTGAGC